ACTCCACTACCCCAGTTAAATGCAATGTTGGGTACGGTAGTGGTAAGAATAGGTGTTGGGTTAGAAATAGAAGGAGCAGCACCATTTGTAGCACGGTAAACAGTTGCTGTAACACCATTGGTCGTAGTAGTTATAGTTCCATTATTTTGCAAATCTGTTACTGCATTTGTTAGATTATTTTGTGCTATTTGAACATTACTTGTAGCAGTGCCAAGATTAGAATTTTCTGTGTAAAACCCAGACTCTGTTGTTTTTTGATTATCTTTAAGATCTGGTAACTTTGCAACCTCAGATGTTAAAGTGGTTTGAGCATTATTGGTAGTAACAGTTGCCGTGTCTACAATGGATTGTGCTTGTGCTACGATCACCGTTTGGGTGTCAACGGCAGCAATTGCAGTTTGTGCAACTTGTGTTGCGACAGTAGCAGAATCAATAGTTTGCTGTGCAATTTGAATTTTATTTGAGGCATCAGCAACTGCTGAAGCAATAGGTTCTTGAGTAGTAGCAATTGTGATTGCAGTCGCAGTGTCCGTATTAGGCACATTTGTTTGAATTGCTAATATAATGGCATTTCCATCATTTTGTCCAGTAGACTGAAGGTTTGAAACAGCAGAATCTATTTTAGTTTGAATAGTCTGAACTGTAACCGTAGAGGTATCCGTAATAGATGCGCTAGAAAGATCAATTGTCAATGAAGTAGTTTGGCCTACAGAAGTATCATCAGCATGGGCGGATTTGCCAGAGAACACCATTAATAAAGTGATTATAGCACTGGAAACTAATACTTTTGTAAGAAAGTTTAACTTATAAGACAACTCTTTTCTCCTAGTGGCTTAAGTAAGCCAAGTTAATTATATCATTTAAGTTGACATTAACATACCAAGCGTGAGATAATATGTGTATGGCTAAAATACTTGTTTCTATAATTTCATATAAAGAACGTGATCTACGTGGAACAGTATTAGATTGTTATAACAAAGCAGTTAACAAAGATGATTTGTATTTTTCTATAGTAGAAGAACATTTCAATGGTGGTCACTGTGATTTAAGCGAAATCCCCGCAAATCAAATAAGATATGAAAAGTATGATTTATCTGAGTTTAGAGGAATTTTATGGGCAAGAAACAGAACTGTAGAAATTGATGTTGAATACGATTATATACTTTATATCTGCGGACACACTAGGTTTGCCTACGAATGGGATAAATATACCTTTCAAGAATATGCAAAGGCTGTAGAGGCTTCAGATACTGGTAAAGCCGTACTTACATTTTGTCCAGCGGATTACCAATACAATGACGATTGGACCACTAGAACAGAGCATCCCACTATAGTAACAACAAAAAATTATTTTCATCCAAACATAACTAATGCCACATTTCCTCAAGAACCCACAGAGGTATATGATTTTGTTCCTGGTGCATGGTTTCCACATGGATTCCATCCAGAAGAAGGAAAGGTTTCACAAGGATATTGGATTCATTTTACATGGTGTTTTGCTGATAAAAATTTTGTTAAAGAAGTCCCGCTTGATCCAGAAATTAACTTTAATTGCGAAGAGCCATATATCTCTGTGCAATCATGGTGTCGTGGGTGGAGATCATATGCAACTCCATATTTACTTGGATATCATCACAGGGATAAAAAGTATCCTGGATTTGATAAACTTATATTTGATGAAGATCGCCCATGGGTGGATAGAAATAAAGAAAAGTATTGGCAACAATCTGATGCTTCAATGATAAAATTAAATTTACTTTTATCTGGAAGATTAGAAGGAAAATATGGAAATATAACTCACGAACAAGTTCTTGATTTTTGCAAAGCAAGTGGCATGAATCCTAGGTTTACAAAATATGATCCAAATTATCATTTAATTAAAGAAGGATATCAAAACTTTGCTAATAGAAGACACGAACCCCCACTAGATAGGTAGTCTATTGATAACTAAAGTACAGCACAAAACAAAAATATTACCTTTAAGATGGTTTGCTAATTTTTGTAATCACATAGGAACACCACATTTAGTTGCAATGTTTAGGTTGCAAGATTATGGAATAACTGACGGGTTACGATGGAAACTTCACGGATTAGTCTGGAAATATACTTATTTTGTATATAATAAATGGGGAACAACCTATCTTGTTACTGATTGGGAATTAAATAAAGATGACATTTGATGATTATATTAAGCGTATTATGGAAGAAAACAAAGAATTACTTGAGGCCTTGGGATCAGATTTTGATGAAGAAGGTATTCCATATTGGGAGAAATGGGGTAAGCCAGTTGACAGTTACCGTCCAGATAAGATAGAATCAAATAATGACAACAATTAATGTATTAGATAAAGGCTACGTTCGGCTGGTGGATACACTAGGTTCCGACCTTTCGGTTGTAAATGCAGCCCGTGTCAGTTACGACAAGGAATCTGAAGAGTTTACAGATAAAGATGTTAAACTAATTAATTTTTTAATTAGAGAAGGTCATACTTCTCCCTTAAGACATGCTGCCCTGACCTTTGAGGTTTATGCTCCATTGATGGTTGCAAGGCAGTGGTGGAAGTATGCTGTAGCCTCATCACACATTGATGATCAAAACGGGTGGAATGAATCATCCCGTCGCTATATTACAGAATCAGAAGAATTCTATGTTCCAAAACAAACTGAATGGCGATCTAAACCAGAAAACAGTAAACAAGGTTCTGGGGCACCAATTCTTAATGGCGGTCAGTTTACAATAGATTTAGATAACTATGTTAAACTTGGGCAAGAACTTTACGAAAGAGCATTGCAAAGCAACATTGCACCCGAACTTGCTAGACTGTTTTTGCCTGCTTACGGAATGTATGTAAGATGGCGGTGGACTGTAAGTCTACAAGGAGCAATTACTTTCCTAGAACAAAGATTACCTCATGACGCACAGGTGGAGATCCAAGAATATGCCAAGGCTGTTCAAGAACTAACTAATCAATCATTTCCTAAAGTTATGAGTGCTGTAAATGAACAGTGAATCTGAGTTTGATCTAGAATACCCTATTGACAAGACACAGCATTAAATGATAGAATAGAGTATGAATCAGCAAGAAGACCCTATGGACTGGGATGATATACGTGCTCTTGAATCCTCCCGTCGTATTGAACTACTAACGAAAGCGATTGTTGAACGATGCAAACAAGACGTAGAGAACAAATACGGAAACAAAAAAAGACATCGCCAGTAACTACAAATCCACGCATTAAGATCATGACATATAACTTCTTTGAAGAAGAATGGTCAGGTAATTGCGGGGCGTGTGGCAAAGACTTTTATGCTCCAAGTAAATCAGAATATCTGATGCAATACACAAGACATACTAAATCTATTAATTGTTTAGGTGGTTACTAATGGGTTACGACACAAGAGATAAAGGGTTCCTACAAGGAATTGTGTGGTACAGAATTGTTCTTGGAATTTGGGGCACTGGAGTAATTGCAATGATTGCTACTGCAATTTGGGCGATAGCGACTAAGAAATGAGCGGGACTTATAATAGATGCCCATATTGCAAAAGCCTTAGAAAGCGTTATATGCCTTTGGGTGATAAAAAAGTATGTATAGAATGTTATGAAGAATTTGCAGCAAGTGCTTGGATAAAGGAGCAAAAAGAAAATGTCTAGAATAGTAATATGTCCCAAGTGTAAACGAGAAATTGAAGTAAGGTCGGGATTTGCACATCATACTTTATCTAATCATATATTAAAGGAGCACAAATGAATCATGTAGAAATTAATATAAAACGCTTAGATGTAAATGTAAAAGAACCTACGTATGCAAGGTCGGGCGATGCAGGTGCGGATCTATCTTCAAATGAAGATGTATTTACCTTAGCAAAGGGTGAGATTAAGGCTGTATCAACTGGAGTGTTTTTGGCTATTCCAGAGGGCTATGTGGGGTTAGTACACCCTAGGTCAGGTTTGGCCCTTAACTCGGGGATTACAGTCCTTAACGCACCAGGAACGGTTGATTCTGGGTATCGGGGGGAGATCAAGGTAATACTTATTAATCACGGAGAGGATAAGGTAATCTTCAAGGGAGATAAGATTGCACAATTAGTTATTCAAAAGGTAGAACAGGCTAAATTTATTGAAGTTGCAGAATTAGATGTAACAGAAAGAAATGCAAATGGATTTGGCAGTACGGGGGCATAATGAGCGAAAAACAGGAAAACAATATTATTAATTTCCCGCAGGAAAAAGTTACAGATGAAGAGTTTAATATCTTCATGAACGCATTATTAGGACCATATAGAGGTGGAGGATATAACCCAGAATGAAAGTTAAAGAACCAATTATTATTAAGAATTTGTTAAGTGAAGAGGATTTGGCAACTGTTCATAAGCAGATTGCTGAAGTTTATTCAAGAAATGGGCAGACTTGGGATCCCCACTCACAACGCAATATCATGTTTGATTATGATATGCCAATCTTAAATGAACTTACTAACAAACTTATGCCAATTGCAATTGAATATTTTGAAGACCCAGAGATGCTTCCAACTTATTCTTTGTACTCAGAGTACACACTAGAGACTTCAAATCTACATAAGCATAAAGATTTAAATGCATGTACATACACTATTGATTTATGTTTAAAGCAGGATAAGCCTTGGGGTTTATGGATTGAAGGCAAAGAATATATTCTGCAGGAAAATGAGGCTATCCTATTTTGGGGAGAAGATCAACTTCATTGGCGTGAAGACTTGACAGAGGTTAATAATGTTGCTATGATGTTCTTTCACTACGCAAACAAGAATCATTGGAACTTTACCATGGGTCCAGATTATGTAAGAGTAATCAGAGGACAGATAAGTCTAGAGGACTGGAAGAAAGAAAACGGTATGGAATGAAAAAGAATAACGTAAAGGTATCTCAAAGAGGGTTAAAACGAGATGCGAAGAATAAGGCAAGAAAGAAGCGATCAGAAGCCTTAAAAAAGTTTAATGATTTAGCATATAGAGTTAAATATATGCAGGCATTGCAAGCGCAAATGAGCGAAAAACAGGAAGAGAAAGCAGAATAATGGCTATTTTTGTATCAGTTAAAATTAATGAATTTCCTGTAAAGGATTTTAGAATTGGCAGTATGCAGTGGCCCAAAGAACCTGATGATGTAGATGAATTCTTTGTCCAAACTTTGGTTGACGGAGAATGGGGCGAGGCAATTGGATATATGCATAGATATGGGGACGGGTTTGGAGTATGCGTTCAAAAAGCCCTTGATACCGTATTGAAAGATAAACTTATTACAAACGAGGGTCATGCCTGGTAATGTCTGGTTATATAAGGTCAAATAACCCTTATATCGCAGAGATGATGCGACAGGCTGCTGAAAGAAAGAATAAAGAAAATCATGTATGCCATAGATGTCGCAATAACTTCAAAGGTGAGGTATACTGGGTATGTGAAAAGAACAGTGCAAAACTCTTACATGTTTGTAAAGTATGCGCTGTAAAATATGAAAGGTAAATTATGTTTGTATTTGCATTAGCAAGCGTTGGTTCATGGATTGGTTTTGGCTATTGTCTTGGAACTAATAATTTGGCGGGAAAGATTGCATTTCCCATTATTGCATTTGTTGTATCCATAGTAGGAGAAGCAGCAAAGTTAATAGAGCCTGTAAAATTACAGCGGTATGATTGGGGAGATGACGAATAATGGACACAGCAGTATTAAGATTTGATGATTTTGGTCATAGATGGCGTTGGCAAGTTACAGTAAAAACTTGGCAGGTTCAAGGTCATTGCACTACATTTCAAGAAGCAAGAGATGTTGGTGTAAGCGTAATCAGACAAAGATGGTCTGGAGATTATACCTGTTACATTAATGACAGAAATTATGTTGATCTTTCAGAGGCGGAACTACATAGAATTGTCAATAGATTGCCTGAAACAGTTGTAGATATGCCAGATGTACCATTAATTAATAAATCAGAAGAAGATTACGACTTTATTGAAGATGAGGAATATCTATCAAATGGCTATACAAAAGGGGCGGGAACTTTAGAATGACACTAGTAGCAATAGGAATATATACTTTTATTATCGTACTAACAGTACATAGATATGAGGCTGCAATCAAGCAGTATAAGGAATCTATTGAAGACTATAAGAGAGCCTTGAATCTAGCAAAGCATCATTCCAATGCAGAGCATTACACATATCTGCAATTAGAGAATAAAAAGTTAAAGGGTGATATTGCTCAACTTAAGGCGGGAAACTCAGAGATCCAATACGAATCTAGTATATATAAGAGTAATACATGGAATGATGGTAAATACTAGATCATTACAGAGTTATGAGTGAAAAGGAATATATGACAGATAAAGAATGCAAGCACAAATGGGTCTTAGTGGCTCAATCAATGCAATGCGAATACTGTAATCTTAAATATGAAGTAAAATAAGTGCTAACGCACCCGTCCCAAATTGATCTACATCTCTAGATATGGATCATTTTGTGGTGTAAAGTGGAGTATTGTGGTGAATTATGGTGAATAAATACAGTTATTAATAATTATTTTACATATCATTATATGTTTCACGTGAAACCATGTTATTGAGCATAACATAACGCCCATCGTAATGTCAAATCTACACATACACGTTATATTTAGACAAATGACCATATATATGTCTAAAATATACGTGATTTTTGTCATATTTTGACCTATTTCTTGTACATTTTACATGATTTTGTTTATTTTTTATACAGAAATGTATGTTTTTGTACAGATTTTATGTGAAAAACAAATCACTATGAAAAATATCACATGTTCGTAATGTCTCAATATTTTATTATATGCTATACATTGTCCTATTGTAATTTATCCAGGTAAAAATGGGATCTATCGTAATGTCCAGCGAAATTCCCGCCCTATCGTAATGTCTAAAATTTTGATACGCTTCGGCTTCGGCAAAATGTATATGTATTTGATGTTTGATTATTTGTGCAAAGAAAAACCCCCGTGCTCTCCAACACGGGGGTGAGGTTTATAGACTTGGCAGATGCCTGAACGCCTTACCTCTTCTCTCTATCTATTATACTGCCATGTATTCGTTTGTGTCAAGGGGGGTGTTGTCATAGATATCTAAAAGACCCAACTCCTCTAGATGTTCTGCCAACTCTTTACACAATTTATACGTAGGCAATAGGTCCATTCGGACATATGATTTATCAGCCATGATTTTTATATAACTGATAAAATACTTTAACATTTCTTCTTGCATGTGCAACGGGGCCTTTGAAAGTAATAGGCCCAACACTGCAGGTGATGTTTGATAATTGCTAAAACCCGTAAGCATTTGCTTATGAATCTTGTCTTCATGCTGCGCCATATGTACTCCTCTCCCTAGTGGAATTCTATCATGAGGGCTTACTCTTCGTCAAGCCCCGCATCTGTAATTAACTTAGTGATGATTGCTCGTGCCATTTCTTCATGCCCTTGGTCCAGGAATGATTTGGCTAGTGCTAAAGATATAGTTGTTTTTTCATCCATTAGATGCCTCCTGGTCACAAACACAAACCAGGCTATCACAGTCTTCACAAAGTTCTGTTACATCTGTAACTTCCATGGTATCCCAGTCAACTGCATATGAATCCAGATCATGATCAAGGTCTTCTGTAAATACTAGGTCCTCTGCAGCATCTTCATCTTCAGCCTCTATATCAATAACGTAGTACGTGGTCCGCTGTGCACTTACTTGGTACCTAGGCATTCTGAAGTTCTCCCTTCGCAAAAGCAATGGCATATGTCAAGGCATATAGTTCGCTGTAGGTCTCTGTGACACCTTCCCAGTAACGTCGTTCCATGCTGTCCATTGCCTCTTCTGATTCTTCTTCGGCTTCAATTGCATATTCCAACTGCTGCTCTGCTTCAACCATTAATGTCTTAAGATGTCCGTGCATGATGTCTGCACCGTCCATTCCTAAGATGACCTGCTTCTTGAGATATGGGTCTAGTTCCATTATGCTTCCTGCTTCCTGTATTCGGGGACATTGGTTTCCAAGTATACACTATGGGTCTGACATCCTGCTACTGCATCAAGGTCCGCTTCGCCAAGGTAATTACAAGATGAGCAAAGTTCTTCCTCACACTCTTCACAGTATTCTAATGTATCTAAAGCATCACAATCTCTGCATTTGTTATCATACTCTTCTAGGACGGTTGAGGACCCATTAAGGAACTCTATCTCCCCACCCCAGCCAGTCTCTTCTTCAAAGTCAAGATTAAACTCTAACTCAGGATATTGCTGTGATAGTTTAATTATTGCTTCTTGAGGAGAACCCCATGCTGTGTTAAACCTATATGATAAACTAGTTTCATCTTCATCCATAAGTTCTGTTTCGGGATACTCTTCATTGTCGCTTACACCCACATCCCACTTGGTTCCCCAATTGCGAACGTTCCAGTCATACCAATGATTGGAATCAAAAGTAATAGGTTGTGTAAGGTCATGCTTTGGCTGTTCGCCAAAGTATGCATCAAGGTCGGTGGGACTGATGATGTTCCAGAAAGCAAATACAGGATTAGAATACTTAGTTAACTTCTTCTCATATTCCATTGTTTCTGCATTCCATGAATCATGCATCACTTCAAATGGTTGGTTTAATTGTTCTTTGATTTTAGCAATGTCTTGTGCATCGCCATGTATTCCTAGACTGTTATACACCCAATTTGGCATGATTACTCCAATGTGATTTCGATAAGTGAATAAGTTTCGTTGGATAGATTATCTAAGTCCTCGATAAATAGACCCTTGACATAATCCTCAACATCTGTTATATCCTCATCAGGATTTACAAACTCAGGATTTTCTGCTAGGATTTCGTCAATATCATAAGTGACTGAAAAAGTTGCTGTTACTTTCTTTGACATAACTTGCCTTTCTTTGTTGGGAATTGTATTCTATCATAAGCCACTGACATTTGTCCAGCGATTCCAGCGAACCGCCCGTAATGCCCGTAATGTCCGATTTTAAAAATGCTTCGGCTTCGGCAAATTAGTCGAAGTAACCTTCTGACCAAAGGCCTTGAAGAAATGAATATGCTTTAGCCAATCCATTTGATACAACTTCATTAGTTGTATAATCATGGGCGGTTCCAACAGTGTTAATCATTTCATTTAGATCATCCATTGTATAGCCAAGCATTACGACACCTCATATTCATGTAGGAAGTTTAATACATTGTGGATTATGCAATCACAATCCCCACCCATGTTATCCATGAAATCAACGTGTCCAAAGTTGTCTTCATAGATAGTGTTAATTACTTTATCAAACATTTCTATTGTTGTCATGCAAGCACCTCCACAAATTGGGGGATTGAGAATGTCATTTGACCTACTGTGACTGTATAATCAACTAAGTTAATCTCTTTATACTCATACTCTTCTTCATGAGTTACTTCGCCTAGATAAATTCCATAGCCTGTTTCTGAATCTCGACCATGTTTAGTTAATTGGTCAATGATAATACGAGTTGCATATGATTTGTCTTTAATACGTGGCATGGCTGCAGAGATAGCAGATTGCATAATTGCGACTGATTCATCTCCGTCCCAATGTGAATATACGTTTAGATTTTGAGCGGGGTCATTTGATGTGATGATTGTATAATTAGTTCTTGCTCCCATTATGCCATACCTCCGAGTGAAATGATGATTACTAAAATGATTACACCTATTACGAATAATGCTGTTGTCATTGGTGGATTGTATCCTATCTAATATGCTTTTGTCAATTTGGGAAGTTGGGGGACTCCCGAAAGAGTCCCCCAAGTCTATTAGAGATAACGAGCGATTTGCTTCATAGTAGAAGCATTAACTGTTTCCTCATCTGTCATACGCAAGATAGAGAGGGCATTGTTAATTTCCTCTACTGTTTCACGATATGTGTGGTCGTGCATAGTTGTGAAATCACGCTCAGGTTGCTTTGGCATATCCAATTCTGAAACTGTAATATCAAAGTCAATGTTTAACTGATTATTCCAAGAACGATAGTTTGTGCGAAAGTTCTCAGCCTTTTTGATGTTAGCAACAGCAAAAGCCTGAACTTCCTTTTTCCACTTTTCCATAGCCTTTTGGAACTTTGCTTCGTTGCTTGCTTCGTTTTCTTTATCTGTTTTAAGTTGGATTAACTTAGCCTCTAGTGCCTTGATAACCTTTGGTGTTGCCACCTTAACTGTGATTGCTCTTGACATATTATTTCCTTTTCTTTGGTTGGGTTGGTATTGCTTATTATAGCAGGGGGGTCTGACATTAAGCCTCGTATTTAGGCTGTCCTACCCTTACTTCTTTGTGATTTACAGCACTAAGGATTTTACCCCCAAAGGCTGTAATTATTTTGGCTAACTTATATTCATCAGCACAGGTAATTTCTACTTTCATACCTTCAAGCATCTCATATTCGATCCCTGCGGTAAGACATTTGCTCAGCCCGTGAGCCATACGCTCACGGGACGGGACTTCAATGATTGCTACTGCCATTAGTATTGCTCCTCTACTCGGTCTACATCATAGTCATTAACTGTGATTTCTCCACCATAGGCATCTACTGTAAGATTATTGCGAACAAGGTCTTCAACATCATATTCGCCTTCACGCATATCAACTTCAATAGTCATATTGACATTGACCCAAGCGGTTACTTCGATTTCCTTAGTTAGTGGAACATCAAAAATATCAGCAATTTTTTCAAGTGTGTCTTGGTCTTCTGAGTCATGGAATACATCATTTATTAAAGTGCGTAGTTTTGACTCTTTGAGATACCAAGCATTTTGTTGCTCTGTAAGGCTCTTATAGTTACGGCGGGATTGGTCAAGAGAGTATTCAATATCTGTTACTTTATCAGTAGCATAAGATACCTCGCCATTTTCAATCTTTTTATATGTAACAAGGAGATTAGGGTTATATGTTTCAGCGATTGTAATTGTAGTTTCCATAGTTTGTTCTTCTTTCTGTTGAGTTGGGTATATTGTAGCATCTAGCACTGACATCAGCGACATATTAACTGGGTCTATTAGACATACTGGGCATAATTCAAGATGAGGTTTTCCCGTTACTTTAATTGTCATTTCAATAAGTGAATCACAATTTAAGCATACGTAATCCCATTTGAACCAAGTTTCTTTTACATTTTCCATAGCGAGTATTATAGCAAGTTACTCATGGGTAATCAATTTAGACACGCAGACAAATCGGACATTCCAGGCAATTTTCTATGTGTTCATAATCACACCCGTAATACTTGACAAATGAATATTTTTGCGCCAGCACCCGATACCGCCTTTGTCAACTCGACACGCCGTTAAATTAAAAAAACTTTTGCGATTCCAACGGGACTTGAACCCGCAACCTCCACCGTGACAGGGTGGCGATCTAACCAATTGATCTATGGAATCAGAAAGTGTGAGGGGCTTTCGCCCCTCACCTTTATTTTATTTTGTAAGAGCAAGAACCTGCTTTACAATTTTATTTTTTTCTGCTGTAACAACAGGGTCAAATCCTGCTGCACCTGCCATTAGCGATTCGCCATTTCCTTTTCGGGCTGTGCGATAGTAATCAAGGCGTTCGGTAAGTGCATTAACAGCACCCCACGCTGTGCCCTTGATATTAGCATTAGTAGGTGAGTTGTGATACAACTCGTCAATAAGCATAACCTTATTTTCCCACTTCTTGATTGAACCCTTAGCGTCCTTTTCAGGCTTTGGGTAAATTGTGTTGATGAGTTTAGAGAACTGAGCATTGGTAACCTCACGCTCAAATAGTTCTTTAGCCTGCAACTCAAACTCGTCCATATAGGCGAAAGTCAAGCCAAGAGCCTCTCGGGCTGCTGCAATTTTTCCGTCCACTGTCTGAGTGTGGCGAATCTTGAAAGATTGCTTAGCCTTACGCATTGCAAGGTTAAGAGTGTTTTGGCACATTACACGAACAGGTGTAATTGCAGATTGAACCGCAACTGAACCATCGTGGCTTGTCCAAACGATAAGATAAAGTTTTGTCTCATCGTTAGCACCATTAGGGTCAAGAACCATAGTGCGAGGAATAGCCATTGAACCATAAACAACACGACCATTCTTTAGAGAACCTGCTGATTCCCAAACTACATCGGGATTTCCATCGTGAATATTATCTGCAAACGCAAACAAATCTTCATTCTGAACTGTCTTGTAGCGTGAGCCTACAACTGAGAGAACATCTTTTTGTCCTGCTGTAACAGGGTTATCACGAACAACGAGATAATTATCTGAAACAGTAGTGTAGTTATCTGCAAGCAAATCTGAAACAGATTCTAGTTGCACATTCCAATTTGCAAGGTTAGCACCTTGTAACATCTGCGCTGTTGTAACTGCCTCATCTTGTGAGAACACTTTATTAGCGAAAGAGTGCCAAGCGGGATTGGTACGAAGATTCACTGCAAGAGTTGCAGAGCCATCGTTGATTTCGGATTCGTGAGCCATATTGCCCACAGGTGATTGAACTGACATAGGTTTTTCCTTCTTTCTATTGTGTTTGATTATCTGAGTATAACATAAGGCACTGACACTTGTCCATCTTGAAACACTAGTTGAAGATACATTTGCCCGTTATGTCCGATTTTAACGATGTGATAAAAATCACGTCCGTAAAGGTGTGTCGTAACTTGACAAACCCAAATTTTTGCGCCAGCACAGCCTGCCCACTTTGTCAAGTGAACACGCCGTGTTTTGGATCACAACCCAAAATTTTATAATTGCATTACGAAATTAATTACTGCTACTAGTCCGCCAAATATTGCTAAGACTGTTACGTGTGCGAGTACATTAATCATTTACCTCTTCATCCACGTAGTCATCTTGACACCATGGGTCCAGGTGGTGCGATTCAATAATTGACCATGCAGGAGCATATGTCTCGCCACGCCAAGTTACACCTTCAGGTAATTCAATATGACGGTCCATGCTATCTTCCCAATATGCATCAATTGCATCCATGCAAGGCTGCACCATTGATAATGGAACGGGCGGATAGTGATTACTACGCAAGTGCATTGCAATTGCAGATTCCATATCTAGGCCAAGGGTACCGTCTGCTAATTCTGTTGCCATATTAAGACCCATTATTAGTTACCTGCCAATTCTAGAAACATCTCGGTCCCACCTGCGTTAATATGGGCCAGTTGAGAGATAATATATTCATTGCTAGAATTCTCATCAAGAGACATGCATTCATCAATAGCCTGCTTATTTAAAGTAATGAAAGTGTCACCCATGGTTAGGATTCTAGGAAGGTAACGGTTAGTCTCTGCAATTTTAGAGACAAATTTCTTTCCTTTATATTCAAACGGAAATTCTACAAATTTAGTGGTTGTCATTATTTATTGTCCTTTTCTTTGTTGGGAGTTGTAATTGTAGCAGAGAGCACTGACATTGCTTGTAGTTGTGAAGCCTTGCGTGTTGCAAGGACATGAGCCTTAAATTCATCTAAGTTCATAGTTTACCTTTCTTGTTGTTCAATATGGGAAGTATAGCAGACTGCACTGACATTATCAAGTCCTACTTGCCAGTATGCATGTGATAAAAAACACATCCGTAAAGCGTGTCGTAACTTGACAAGGTTATCCACAGGTGCTGGCGCACTCGGGTGTGTCGCTTTAATCAAATTTATTTTTATATTTTAATTTACGGGTGTATTTTTTTTTCGACGGGATCGCAGTCGCAGCATTACTGCGACGCAATTCTTGAATTCGCTTTACTTTTTCCATTATCTTACCTTTCAACAACTCTGCGACCCTCACGATAAAATATTTTTGTGTAACACTTTCCAGAAGGTGTGAAAAGATTTACAGTAGAGTATTCGTCTGCGAAACCCCAATCAACAAACTTAGCAAACTCTTTGTGTGCTTGTAGTTCATCTGAATATTGAAATACACCAAACGGCGTTGTATTACTATCATAGGTTACTGTAATTTTATACATTAGTCATTCTCCTTTGTTTCCCATATTGTAGCAGTAGGCACTGACATTTTTTGCCAAGTGTTAGACTTAAAATCTTCCCATAATTTATCCATATCATTAAAGATGTCTTTAAGTGATTTATCTTCCATTACGCACCCCATATCATTTCTGTAAAATCTTCATCAGCGGGAATACAAGAGCAAGGCTCTACGCTATAATCCTCATCTGAACCATAGAATAAAAATCCTGCTCCATTACACTCATCACAAGCGATAGCAATAATATCTTTTAGGTTACCCATTATTACTCACCGACCTTTACTGCGATAGTCGCATAGAAGTCATTACGGAAAATACCTTTTCCGTCATAGGTAGGGCGGACTTGTACGAGATAAGCCTCTGCTCCGTCATACCATACATCTGAACGCTTTTCAGCATATTGGATAATTCCATCTAATCCCTTGCGAGATACGGAACGATAATATTTACCCTCTAGGAGGGTTTCGATACTGTATAGATTAGCCATATTGACTACCTTCTTTCTTTTTTGGTTATGCCGTAAGTATAACAGACCCCACTGACATTATTCTACTTACCCACGAGTAATTTCATATTTTGAGACGCTTAAATCGTGTGAGAAAAATCACACCGTACGTAAGCGTGGCGACACGCCCGAGTGCGCCAGCGCAAAAATTGCACTTTGTTAAGTGCAACATTTGTTTTATTTTATTTTATCTAAAATCTTTTCTAATTCTTTTAATTGTTCAAGATTAAGATGATCCAATTGAATTGCATTTGCAAAATCTTGTGCGATGCTTGTCATTTCTGTCATACGTTACTCGTTTCTTTCCAGCAGGCTAGTTCAAATCTATTTGGTGAAAAATTGTTATTGTCTTCAAAAAACATATCGCTAAACTTTTCAATTAGCGTGTTCATCATTTCACGATCCATATCATTGCGAACACTCGCTAGAATGTCCGCTACTTTTACATAGTCTTTACGGCTCATCATTATTTATACAATTCCAATTCTGTTAGTAGGTAAGCATAGCCTGTTGAATCAGACTTTAAAGATAATTCGCAAGAATCGCATTGCCATTCATAGCGAATTGTTTTTCCTGTTCCCAATGTTGCAATGCAACGATGGGTCATTTTACGAGAGCATACGGGGCAATAGCAAGAAATCTCTTGACCTAGCCCGCCAATTTTAATTGTCATTATTTAACCTCACAATTTTTTACATAGTCATTATGGACATCACACCATTCACAACTTTCGTGAACTGTGCGGGGTGCTAGGACAACCTGTCCACATACACATTCATTCATTAAACCTCTAGGGTAATCATTAACGGTAGCGAAACCATTTCTATCATACATTGACATTATTTGGACACCGTCCATTTCGAATATCGTGTACCGCAATCATCATCATAGAATGAGAATGATTCGATATTCTGTTCACATACTTCACAGAAAGTGAAGTAATCAGCAGAATCAAAATCGTGAGCGATTACAGAAATCGCAGATTTATTAGGGGTGTGTGTCTTACACACTTCGTTTATTGTTAGTGTAGTCATTTTGACCACCTTTCTTTATTTTTAACTATCGTTAGTTTAACATACTTTATGCTGAAAATCAAGGCGACACGCCGTTGATAACTAACTTTTTTTTATTTATTTAATTTTTGATACTGGAAGTATAACAGAAAAAAGTGCTACTGTCTAGTATACTGGTGAGTAGTCTCAATATATGGAGCGTACTTAATGTGTCCTTAATCACACGTAAAACGACACGCCCGAGTGCGCCAGCGCAATCGAACAAATGTTCGAAAATAATTATGCACGATCTTGAATAATTATGTGGAGCAGTTTTGCAACTTGCTCAGGTTGTTTTTTTATTCTACATTTATATTTTTAAAACATTCTTCCCAGAATCTATCTGAGTCAAATCTTTCGTTATCCGCAGAAAACATTTCGATAAAATCATTTACCAAATCTTCTAACACTTCTAATTTAATTTCAGTGGCATAAGAGTTAATAATTTCTGCTGTTGCTACATAGTCTTTGCGAGTCATCATTTTAGTTCTTTTCCTTTTCTTTTTAGTGGTGAGCAGTTTTAACACTTGCTCAGGTGTTCTAGTTGTATCAACGTGTCCCTAGGCGAGTTGCAAGGGGCAAGGTAACTAGAAACTTACTTGGTAGTCTTTACCATAGCGAAACGCTGTTGACCATTTGCTAAGCGCAACTGAACACGAGTCACTTTTGAGTTAATTGGAGAGAAAGAAGCGATACGACCTGTAACGCCTGTCTTGCTTGTTGTGAACAAATCTCCGATTTGGTATGTGTATCCTTGTAGTGTCATTTATTTATGTCCTTTTCTTTTTGTTGGGTTTTAGAGAGTGAGCCTTTTAACAACTTGCTCAGGTTGTTTCGCCATTTATTTATAGTGGCTGTACGTTAGCCACTTTTCTAATTGCTTAGAAAGTTACTGTGGTGAAGCGTTCCTCGCCATCAACATCAAGAAGCACGAGTGTGCTATTTGGTGACTTTGGCTCGATTGCCTTGATGACACCTGTTACACCCGACTTCTGTGTGGTGAACAAATCTCCTACTTGGTAAGTCTTATTTGATACTGTCATTTATTTTTTATCCTTTTCTTTTGTTGTTGTTATTAGTAGTAGTCTACCATAGACCACTGACATTTATTTATGAGATGAGCGGTACTTGTGGGTATAGTGTACCTTGTAGCCTGTCCAACTATGACTAGTTGATTTAGCATTGGCTAGGGCGGGTGATGCTAAGGCGATCACTAGTGCTAGTATAGTTATCTTAGTTTTCATCTTGTCCCCAAGTCATTACATCTTTACCCATAGCATATAGCAGGGGGATAGATACTGTCAAGCCAATTAGCATTAGTATGCGTACGATATAGGTTAGCACTATCACTAGAGCACCTCATCTACATCAAATGAATCAACGCTAATAAATACTGAATCTAATTCAGAATCATTTTCTGATTCTTCTTCCATTTCCCAAGTGATAAAATCACGAGGGTCTAGTTCTGACTTGATTTCCCAAGAGTATGTGTATGACATTAGTTGTCACCTTTCTTTAATTAGCCTAACACCTTGTTAGTCTATTTCCTTGCCTAGATTATTTGCTCTATTGCTAGAGGCTCACCTAGGATTTTTATTCTTATTTAATTTTGTATAATGGAATTATAACAGATAGCACTGACATTATCAACACGACACGCCGTGTTGCTGAGTGTGACTTATGCCACAAACAGCGAGTGATAACGCTTAGCGATAATAACCGCTTTAGGGTTAAGTGTAGGTCTACGCTGACCATCTTCCCAAGTAGCAGGATACTTAGCGTTAATACGCTGAGCGATAGTGATAGGCATTAACTTAGGGCGTGGAGCATATCCACCTGCCTCTAAGCCAAACTCTTTAGCAATATCTGAACGAATTTCGTTATAGTAGGTAGTGTAGTTCATTTTGAACCACCTTTCTTTATTGACACCTTGTCAATTTCTTATAGTGTAACTATAACACACCGCTCTGACATTTTCAAGTCGAAAATCGGACATATCGGACAATATTTGTGTGAGTTGCGCCACATTTTGAGGTACAAAACGGACATTTTAGGACAATATGGGCGCACTACTTTTTTTTAAAAAGCGTTTTGAAAACGTGTATCATACAAAATAACAACCCATTAACATTTTGATCAAAAGTGAAATATATGTGATGCAGATCACATTTAACTTGATATGCTACAATTAGGATATGTCATTTATAGAAGAGTTTAATAAAATAAAAAGCGGGGACAAGGTAGTCTTGTTCAAGAATGCATTTCCTATAGTACCTACTTGGGAAGAATTTGATTTTCAAAGAAAAAATAATAAGAGACCTGTAAGATGGGATAATCCAGATTTAACAGTATCTTTTGAAACTCTTGGATCACCTATTATGAGTGAGTTTGAATCGTTTAAGACATTCAGAGATATACTTGCTGAAATTTGGGGATGGCAGTTATGGGATGAGCCTGCATTGATTATGGCTACTAATTTAGAGGCGGTAAGTGGATTAGGTGCTCATTTTGATCCATGTGAGCAGATACACTGGAATTGCATTGGAAGTACTCTTTGGAAGATTTATGAGGATGACTATCAAACTGTTACAGAAGAATTTATCTTAGAGCCTGGAGATGTAATATTTTTGCCTACAGGTAGAATTCATGGAGTTTCGTCAATCACGACTCCACGTGCTGGAATTGCTTTTTCAGTTAGAAGCGAAGAGCACAGAAATAGTCACTGGCAAGGTTAATCTTTGTTTTTAATGTGATCTACAACATATTTAAATGGTGCTACAGCAATAGAAACTACTTTTTTAGCGACTTCTTCAACTTTTTCTTCAAGTTCAGCAGTTTTTTGATCTGAATGACGATTGATATTAAGAGGTTGTCTTTTGTTGTGGTGTGGTGTCATTGTAAGTTACCGAATATTCTCCTGTAAATATCTCAGCATAAGAGATAACATCATTAATATACCTCTTTAACGTTACTTTGTCAACTAAACCTTTATCATATTTCTTAATTGTCGTCAAAGGCAGTGTTTTTACGTTAAATTTTGCAAAAACTTCGTTCATTTGAGTCAAATATTTGTCATCGCCTAGTCTTCTGGAGACAAAACCTTGTTTTTCATCATAAAATTTGCTTACAATGGCAATTAATTCGTCAATATCACCTTTTACAACTGATGTAGTGGCGGGATGAGCAATAAGATGAGACCATTTCTCCATATTTTCACGATAATTCTCCATATTCTTATAAGTAGAGTCAGAATATGCCATAGAAGCGTGATCAAAATTGGTTGTAGCGATATCTAGAGCATATGCTATTAGATAGCAGGTAGCAAAAGGGTATTTTTGATTGTATTTAGTAACTTCATTGTAGACATTTGGATTAAAAGAGTTCTCAGACATATTGTCATCAAGTAATCTCTGATGATTTCCAATAGATACTAAATCTTTGTGATTCATATCACAATCTAAAAATAGACAATCTTTCATATCAATGCCATCAGCAAGAGTTAAAATATTTTTGTCATATGTTCCAACAACTGTAATATCTTTTTCTCGACTAAGTAGGTATGCAGAGGTAAATCCATCTACATCTGGTGAGATGATAATTTTATTCGAGTAATTAAGAGTCTTCAGAATCGCTTGACGCATTATTCTCTTCTTCCATTAAATAGGCGGGAGGTGGGCAAAGGACTTGTCCTTCTTGGTGTAATTCTACTAATCCCTTAGCATCAGCACCTAGTTTATCACCAATAATAGACAACATATCGTATATACGCATTGTCTGAATAAACATTGATGCTTGTAATTCTCTAGAGTTCTCTAGTAATTCACGAATATCTTGTAATATCTTCTTTTCGTTCTCTAGTTCTTCTCCTAAATTACCCATGTATGCTCTCTCTTTATCCCTATAATCTCATTAGTAATATGTTCCCACTTGGTGTTTTCCATTCCCGCCGAATTATTGATGACCAGATCATTATCTTCGTTATTCATGGTGTATAACCAGGGGAGACCATTTCGATCCAAGTCTATCCTACCAACCAATGTCTTGTCAACATGGATTGTAATTTCAAAAGTGTCGTCCTTTTCGTCGGACTCAATATATGCTCTCATTTTGCTCAGTATACACTAAGTAAAGGCTAACTGCCCTTAAGTAAAGGGTAATCTTCATCCATCATTTTATTAAAGGCTTCATCACCAATCCAGAAAATATTTTCTAATACTCTCCAGGCTAAATTGATATTATTTACCAATGCGTATGATATAGCCCAAGATAGGACTTCACTATCCAGTTTCCGTCCCGCCTCAATGATTTGCATGTATTCGATTCCCTTAACTGTGCGAGTTGTCATAATTGCCTTTGAATTTGAAGGCTTAAAAGATTCAGGGATATCTTCATTTGTTAAATAATCACACTTAAAAGTCCTACAAGGGTCTACAGGACGTTTTTCATATTCTTTGCACCCTTTTCCTAATTCCAAGAAGAAACATGGCTTATTTACCCCGTCAGGGGCGATTCCCATCCAATGACCTCTTATGTCTCCAGCCAAATAACCCTCACAACATTTTGTACAGTTGTCGCAAGATCTGCCATCTATAATTGGTAATTTATTCATTTTCGGGACTCACTTTTTTCGGCTCATTTGCCTCAGCAATTTTTGCCAAGATATGATCATATAAAACTATTCCAGCAGTTATCTTGTAACCACAGGCAAAACAGTTTAATGTTACTTTGTTATTTTCGTCTTGATGCACCAGTTGAAAAATAGCATCATCGTTCTTATGCATAGGACAGGCGAGAAAATCAACTTTCCCCGCCTGCGCTAATTGTAAATATTCTGAAAATACTTGGATGTGCATTACGCTACCGAGATATTCGCCTTAGCAAAAACAGAATTTACATATTGCCGTACTGTAGGGTTTCCAGGAACCCGTAAGTTCCAAGTAGCCTTGTTGTAGGCACGTGATGGCAATAAATGTGCTGCAACTACTTTTTGCCAGTCGTGGAACCGAGCGTAATTAAATTCAAGTTCTTGAATCATTCTTTCGTCCTGTACCCATTCTGGAGCAGAGCATGCACTCTTATAGCCCCTGTAATTGTTCCATGTTTCAGGCATGTATTGGTATGCACCACATGCACTACTGGAATAAGACTTGCGATAGTATGCGCCAGGACCACCCGTTTCAGTGGATTTAAGTGCATTTGCTAGTCTTGAGATTATTACCCGCTTGTCTACTCTTACATTTTTTATATTTAGCGTTGTGCTATAGGCGGGCATGAGAAATGTATTTCTAGAGCGTAAATCATTGATTAAATAAACAATCCTTGAATTACTTATCTTTTTATTATATATATAATCAATATTTATAATATCTTTAATATTAACTAAATTATTATATTTATTAATATATAATATATTTTTATTATACACTATCATGTTTTGCATTTGAGCGTGGGCTTCTTGATTTACACCAAAAAGTAATGTGAGAATGCTCACACATACCATCGTCCAAACTGTTCTTATCCTTATTCTGTTCTCATTGTTCATTTTGAACCTCCTGTGGAAAGAGTAGTAAAATCTAGTTTAGCATGATACAATTAGAAAAACAAGTCAGGAAAACAATGAAAGTCTCATTTACAGGTGCTCCAGAATACATGGATCGAAATGTTGGCTATGGAGAAGCATCAAATCACGTATGGAATACGTTTACTAAACTGGGAATTGAATGTTTAATTAATTCTACAGAAGCAAATATTGGAATAGCATTTTCTCAACCACAAGATTATAAATTTGGTTTAGATCAATTTAAAATTGGTTACACACCTTGGGAATCAACCGAGTTTTACCCAGGTTGGTCATTAGTCATGAACAAAATTTGTAATGAAGTTTGGACAACATCTGAATGGTGTGCAGAAATTTTTAGAAAGCATACAACAACTCCCGTTTTTGTATATGAGCATGGCATTAATGATGATTGGATTCCTAAAAAAAGAGTTCGTGACAAATCCCGCCCCTTTAGATTTTTGCATGTTGGAGAACCAGCATCTCGTAAAGATGCTCAATCAGTTGTAGATGCATTTATTAATGTTTTTGGAGATGATCCAAATTATGAACTAGTTTTAAAATGCAGTAACCTAAACACTACTAGAATTTTTGATCCAGTAACTGGGGCAGTCAATGGTTCACCAAATGCTTTTTATAAAAACATTAAAATTATTGAATCATTTTTGACGGTGGAGCAAATGAACGGTTTATATGACCTTTGTGATGTTTTTGTTTATCCAAGTTGGGGCGAAGGTTTTGGATTTAACCCACTTCAAGCAATGGCTTCAGGAATTCCAACAATATGCACAGAAGGTTGGGCAAGTTATGGCAAATATATAACCATGCCCTTAAATTCAAAGTGGTGGGAATCTCCTTGGTCTCAAACACACCCTGGACTAATGTTAAAGCCAGATTATAAGCAAATGGAATTTTATATGAAAGATTCTGTTTTAAACTATGATAAATATTCTGAGAAGGCTTATAAAAATGCTTTCTTAATCCATAAAAATTATAATTGGGAAAAAGTTTCAAAACCCGCCGTTGCTAGGCTTAAAGAAATTCAAAAGCAGTATTTTTAGTAAAGCAAGTGTGATACACTTGGAATCTATCAAATTTTAAGAAAGAGGAAAATAATTAATGTCTAGAGTAATTGAAAACCCATATGAAAATTTCATTGCATTATCTCGATATGCAAGATGGCTTGAATCTGAAAATCGCCGTGAAACATGGGGTGAAACTGTAGACCGTTATTTTGATTTTATGTTAAATCAACTTAAAACAAAACACAATTATATTCCTAACGAAAAAGATGTTGCTGATTTGCGTGATGCAGTATTTAACCGTAATGTAATGCCATCTATGCGTGGTGTTATGACAGCGGGACCTGCATTAGAAAGAGAAAATGTTTCTGGATATAACTGTGCATTTCTTCCTGTAGATAACGCTAAGTCATTTGATGAAGCAATGTATATTCTTATGTGTGGTACTGGTGTTGGATTCTCTGTTGAATATAAGTACATTAATAAACTTCCCGCCCTTCCAGAAACACTTGAGAAATCAAGCAGCGTAGTCATTGTTGGAGATTCAAAAGAAGGCTGGGCTAAGGCTTATCGTGAACTTCTTTCTCTTTTGTGGGCAGGACAAATTCCTCAGATTGATATTAGCAAAGTTCGTCCATCAGGTGCACGTCTTAAAACAATGGGTGGAAGATCATCAGGTCCACAACCACTAGTTAATCTTTTTGATTTTACAATTCAAATATTTAAGGGAGCACTTGGTCGTCAGTTAAAGCCTATTGAGGCTCATGACATTATGTGTAAGATTGGTGAGGTAGTTGTAGTTGGCGGAGTTCGTCGTTCTGCAATGATTTCACTTTCAAATATTAATGATATTGAAATGGCAGCAGCAAAGGCTGGTAATTGGTGGGAAAACAATTCTCAACGTGCTTTGTCTAATAACTCTGTTGCGTATTCACGTAAGCCAGAAATGGCTCAGTTTATAGCAGAATGGAAATCACTCTATGATTCAAAATCAGGCGAAAGAGGTATCTACAATGTGGCAGCAGCCCAAAAGCAAGCAGCCAAGTATGGTCGTCGTTCTGAAGAAATTCATTACGGAACAAATCCTTGCTCGGAAATCATTCTCCGTCCTTATCAGTTTTGTAATCTTTCAGAAGTCGTATTACGTGAAGAAGATACACCTGAAACTGTTGCAAATAAAGTCCGCCTTGCATCTATCTTAGGAACATGGCAATCAACATTAACTGATTTCAAATATATTCGTAAGATTTGGAAAGATAATACAGAAGAAGAGCGTTTGCTTGGAGTTTCCCTTACTGGTCAGTTTGGAAATAAATTCTTTTCTGGACAAGACGGAATGGATCAACTTGCTCAAGTTCTAGACAGCCTTCGTGAAAATGCTGTTTCTACAAATATTGAAGAAGCAGGGAAAATTGGGATTCCCGCTTCTGCTGCGGTGACTTGCGTAAAGCCATCGGGTACAGTATCCCAATTGGTCGGGGTGTCTTCAGGAATGCATCCATGGCATTCTGATTATTATATTAGAACTGTTCGTGGAGATAAGAAAGATCCTCTAACTCAATTCTTAAAGGATTCAGGAATTCCTGCAGAAGATGATTTTATGAAGCCACAAGATACAACAGTGTTTTCTTTTCCAGTAAAGGCTCCTTCAAATGCCATTACTAGAGATAAGTTGACTGCAATTGATCAACTTGAAATTTGGCTAACATACCAACGTCATTGGTGTGAGCATAAGCCATCAATTACGGTTTCTGTAAAAGAAGATGAGTGGATGGAAGTTGGAGCATGGGTATATAAACATTTTGATGAAGTATCTGGAATTTCATTCCTTCCTTACTCAGATCATACATACGTTCAGGCTCCATATCAAGAAGTTGACGAGTCTGCTTACAATGATCTAAAGTCAAAGATGCCAGAAAGCATTAACTGGGAAGCACTTTCACTATATGAACTAGAAGATTCAACAACTGGAAGCCAAGCACTTGCTTGTGTTTCTGGAGAATGTGAAATTGTAGATATTAACGCTTAATCTGATACAATAAGATTACAACACCCGCCACGAACGTTGCCTAATAGGAACATCGCACCAGGCGGGTTTCTTATGTTTTGTGAGATATAAATGCTATAATCAATACTGAAATAACAATAACAATTGAGGTGTAACCATGAACCCAAAAGAAGTGAATTATACTGCTACGCAAGGTGATTCTTTCATTTTACGCATCCTCTATACAGATTCAAATAAGAATCCTATTGATTTGACGGGTTACACAGCAAGAATTGAAGTTAGAGATAAGCCAGGCGGGAAGATTGTATGTGCAACTGGTTCTATGGGGGATGGAATTACAATTTCAAATCCAACATCAGGATATATTGACGTAAATCTAACACCAGCCAAAACAAAAAAGTTTATGGTTCCAAGAAGTGCTTACCAAATTCAGGTAACTAGTACAAACGGAACTGTTTCAACTATTGGAAATGGTTGGCTTATTGTAAATCCAGGGGTGATTGATTAATGTCTGACAATATTACTATAGTCAAGCAAGATAATAATGTAACTGTTGAACAAACAGTTAATGAAGTTATTTTTTCATCTGTTGGAGCACAAGGACCAAAAGGCACAATTATTATTAAAGGAACTGGAGCACCTTCAACTGATGTTGGTGTTATCGGAGACTTTTATATAAACTCTGATACAAAAGAGTTTTATGGCCCAAAGACAGCACAAGGCTGGGGCAATGTAGATTTTCTTATGGGTGGAAACGCCCTATTAGCAGGTACAACAGTTCCATCTCCAACAATTGGAACAAATGGAGATGTTTATATTAATACAACAACTAACCAGTTGTATAAAAAGGTTGCAAATAGTTGGGGTGCGGGTCAAGTATTAGTCAATCCAGCAAACTTTTCATATGTATTTGAAAAGCAATCAATGGCTACTACATGGTCAATACCACATAATCTTCACTACCGCCCATCAGTTACGGTAATGGATTATGGCAAAAATAATATCGAATGCGATATAACGCACATAGATGCAGACAATATGGAGTTAGACTTCAATAGTGCTGTTTCTGGATATGCGTATTTATCGTAAATCAAAAGGGGAGTGTAAACACACATGGCAAAAACATTTTTAACAAATATTAATCTTAAGGGTAATGCTTTACTTAATGCAGCATTACACCCAGCATCTTCAGCACCTACGATCAGCACCGCTGGTCAGGTGTACTTTGACACTACAGCACGTAGCAATAGAGGTGCATTATACGTTTCGGTAGTAACTAACTACCCAACAGTACCAGCAACATACGGCTGGAAAGAAATCAATACTACTGATCTCAGTGTAAATACAGTTAATGGATTCACTGGTGCAGTAACAATTGCAGGAACTTCAAATCAAGTTGCAGTAACAAGCAGTGCAGGAACAGTAACCCTTTCTCTTCCTTCTGCAGTTATTTTGCCAGGATCTCTTGAAGTAACAGGAACAACCACTTTAGATGGAACACTCGCTGTAACTGGTGGAAAAACAACATTAACTGCATCATCAACAACAGGAGCATCATTAAATATTCCTGCAGGAGTAGCACCAACAACACCAGCAACTGGTGATATTTGGTTAACTGCTTCTGGGCTTACAGCAAGATATGGTGGAACACCAGCAACTCACGTTCTTGTTGACCTTGATAGTTCACAAACATTAACAAATAAAACTTTAACGTCACCAACAATTGCAACTATTCTTAATAGTGGAACATTAACTCTTCCAACATCTACAGATACTCTTGTAGGACGTGCCACTACAGATACATTTACCAATAAAACTTTTGATACAGCAGCAACTGGTAATGTATTTAAGATTAATGGCGTACAGATTTCTACCAATACTGGAAGTGGAGCAAATGTACTTGCTAATAGTCCATCTCTTGTAACACCAACAATCGGTTCTGGTGGATTTACAATTTCAGGATCTACTTCAGGAGCAATTACTCTTGTTCCACAAAGTGGCGTAGTAAGTGGAACAATTACAATTCCATCTGTTGCTACAACTGACACATTTGCATTACTTAATGCATCACAAACATTTACAAATAAAACAATTGATTTTACACCAGCAACTGGAAATACAGCAGCAAATATTCCAAATAGTGCGCTAACAAATTCAAAGATTACCGTTGCATCTGGAACTGGAATTTCAGTTAATGGCTCAACATCTAATCAAACAGTAAATCTTGGAGACACAGTAACAATTGCCAACACTGGTGTTACAAGTGTAAGTCTTTCTCTTCCAAGTATTTTTAGTGTAACAACTTCAAATGTTACAACAACTGGAACACTTACTGCAGCACTTGCAAATCAATCTGTTAATACAGTATTTGCTGGTCCTTCAACTGGAGGTTCTGGAGTACCAGGATTTAGATCACTTGTTGATGCTGATATTCCTAATACGGTTGCACGTCTTGCTTCACCAACATTTACTGGAACAGTAACAATCCCAACACTTTCCTTAACAAATGCATTAAGTGTTGCAAATGGCGGTACTGGAGCAACTACTGCATCAGGAGCACGTACCAATTTAGGTGCAGCAGAATCTGGTGCTAACTCAAGCATTACAAGTCTTTCAGGATTAACAACAGCACTTTCAATTGGTCAAGGTGGTACAGGAACATCAACTGCACCTACATCTGGAAAGTTATTAATTGGTAACTCAGGTGGAACATATACAGTTGCTACACTTTCACAAGGTACAACTCAAGGCGTAACTATTACAAATGGTTCTGGATCAATTACTCTTGATACAGCACAAGATATTCGTACAACTGCAACACCAACATTTGCACAAATTTATGTTGCTGCAGATCCAACACAAGCATTACAAGTTGCTACAAAGCAATATGTTGATAACTCTGCTGCAGGAATTAATGCTCACGATGCTGTAGAGGCTGCTTCAACCTCAGACCTTGGCGCAGTATATGCTGCGGGAACAACTGGAGGAGATACAGGTAATGGAGTTGGTGCAACACTTACCGCTTCAGCAAATGGTGTCTTTGTACTTGATAACGTAACTGTTGATCAATACGATAGAGTACTTATTAAAAATCAAACTGATGCCAAGCAAAATGGTATTTATGTTGTAACAAATGCTGGTTCTTCTTCTAGCAAGTGGGTTTTAACACGTGCTACTGATTATGACAACCATGTTGCGGGTCAAGTAAATGCTGGTGACTTAGTATTTGTATATTGCTCAACAGCATCAGATTATACAACTGCTCCAACTCAACAAGCAACTTCATGGGTAATGAATACTCAAGGAACAGGAACAAAACAAAGTATCATTATTGGAACCGATCCAATTAACTTTACCCAGTTCTCTGGTTCTGGAACAATTACTGCTGGCAATGGTATTACCGTTGTTGGTTCAACAATTTCTCTTAATGTTGGAACATCTTCTGATACTTCAACTTCAGCAGCAACAAACGCTTCAGGACTTTCTGTTAATAATGGAACTGTTCAATTAAGATTAAAGTCAACAGGTGCTTTATCTACTGATTCAAGTGGATTAAAGGTAAACACAGGTCCAGGCTTAACGATTTCAAGCAACAACCTTACATTTGCATCTGATACTGTTACTCAAACAGCAACAGGTGTTTCTGGTGGAACAAGAACTTACGGAGTTCAAAAGTTAACAGCAACAATTACTGGAAATGGGTCTTTAACTAGTTTTGCAATATTGCATAATTTAGCAACAAGAGATGTTACTGTTAAAATTTATCAATCATCAGCAGCACCAGATACACAATGGGCAGAAGTTGAAGCAGATATTACTCATACAGATACTAATACAGTAACTATTGGGTTTGCTTCAGCACCAGCAAATGGAATAACATACAACATTGTAATTACTGGATAATAGGAGGGTTAATTGGCTAAGTCATACTTAACAGCCTTACAAGTAGCCCGCCTTGCCACTGATCCTTCAGTTGGTGCAGCAGGTCAAGTATATTTTAATACTACGACTAATAAATTTCGTGGCTATACAACTCTTTGGCAAGACTTAGGTTCTGGCTCAGGTGGGAGCGGAGGAAACTCTGGACCAATCTTTGTTAACTATGCTGGAGCACAATTAGCAAACAATCAATATTTTGCTGTAGATTCTAAAAACAATGCACCATTAAATCCCTTAACTGGAGATTTTTGGATTGTTACAGATGATTCTGATAATGTTCCATATTTTGTTGCAACACAAACAACAGCACCAGATCCTACACAATATGAATTTTGGGCAGACCCATCAGATTATGGTGGGGATTTAATATATACATCTACATCTACCCCAACAGGTCAATATACAGGTCAACTTTGGATTAAGCCAGACGATCTAGGAATTGGTGAAGTAATTGTTCAAGCAACAGCACCAGACCCAACACAATATTATTTATGGGCAGATTCTACAGATACACAGAACTTGGCCCAATATGCACAAATTTACAATACTGTCAATGATTTTCCATCTGCTACAACAAACAATGGATTAATTGTTTCTGAAGCCCAGTTTGGAAGAGCATACTATGCTTATAACGGAAATTGGATTGGTCTTGCAACTGCATCTGATGCAAACAATCTTTTAAGTATTTCACAAAACCAATTAACATATGCTCAGTATATTGAGCAACAAGATTTAAATACACAAGCATTATATTGGATAGATTCAGGCTTATAAAAGTAGGTTTTTAATCTTCAAATGGTATAATTCTTTAAGGGAGTTGATGTATATATGTCGCTAAAAAGATGGGATGGCACACAGTGGGTCATCGTTGCAGGTTCCCGACCAGGAGCACAAGGTCCACAAGGTGCAACAGGTCCAGCAGGTGCTTCAGCAACAATTTCTATCGGAACAGTTACTGCTCTTGCAGCAGGACAAAATCCATCAGTAACTAATTCAGGAACTGCTTCAGCAGCAGTATTAAACTTTTCAATTCCAGCAGGAGCAGCAGGTGCTGCAGGTCAGACAGGCGCACAAGGTGTGGCGGGTCAAAGAGGATCTTACAACTATACAGGAATTGCAAACCCAACATCAAATAATCCAGCATCTAAAAATGGGTTAGATAACTATTTAAATACAACAACTGGAGATTGGTTTCAATATGATTCAAATTCTTCTTCTTGGGTATTACAAGGTAACATTAAGGGACCACAAGGTACAACTGGTGCAACTGGAGCAACAGGACCAACAGGTCCTTCTGGAAACGCACTAGCAAATCAAATTTTAGCACAAACAACAGCGTATCAAATTGATGCATTGTTTAATTTAGGAATTTTTTACCCAAAGTATCAAACTACTTTGACACAATCGCAGTTAACAAGTAAATTTGCAGCAAGCAGTTACTTATTTTAGGAGAATAAAACATGGCAAGAAGACAGATTGAAAATGCATACTATGTGTTTACACCAAGCACAAATACAATTGTAATTCCAAGGGCTGTTAGACAAGACAGACTTATGTTGATTACCAATACCACTACTGGTAACGTAATCTATAATTTTGCAGATTCTACATTAAATGCTTATTCATGGAGCATTACTGGTGCTTCATCAAACACTCCAACTACAACTATTGTTTTAAAGTATAACTGCTCTTCTATGGCATCAACAGATCAACTTGCCATTATTGTTGATGAACCAGCAGAAACCACTTCATTTACAGAACCATTAATGGATGCTGTTAATAAACTTCGTGTTTCTCCACCACAATCACTTATGGATACCGACTTTGAATATGGTGTTCAAGGTTCTAAGTGGGAGGCATTAGTTCTTTCATCTAATTACCCATCCTTTTTCTCTAGAGCAACTGGAGGAAACTCTTTTGATATTTCTTCTATCGTAGGCGACGGTGCATCACCAAGATCTACAATTACAGTTACAGTTTCAACTCCACAATATGCACTTTCAGTAGGAGATGTTGTTTCAGTGCAAGAATCTCTTAATCAACTTGCAGAAGGAACATTCCCAGTTTCATCTGTATCTGCAGATGGATATTCATTTACATATGTAGCATCTGGTATTGTAAGTGGATCAATTAAAGATGGTACTCTAACAACTGTTGCTGGTGGAGGTATTTATGATAATGCTCACATTCCAGGAGGAACAACATCAGCAGGATTAAATGCTTGGACAGCATTTTCAGATCAAGCAAACCCATCAGTTATTACAGTTACAACACCAACTGCACACGGATTACTTCCAGGTCAACCAATTTTAATTGGTAACCAAAACGCAGCATGTACAATTTCTGGAAACTGGAGAATTACAAATATTTCTGCTCCAAACCAATTTAAGTTTATAGCAGCATCAACAATTTCAAATCCTATTACAACATCAGGAGTTGGACTTTATACCAAGCCTAATGGATATATTGAACACCGTCCATTTGACGGCGGAGTTATTCTTTCAACACAAGATAACGTTTGTGGAACTCGTGTTATTCGTCAAACACGTCGTTACTTCCGCTATCAATCAGGTAAGTCAATTCAGTTCTCGACTGGAGCAAAGTTTACTCCTACATTTGATATTGATTCTATTACAGCAGCGGGAGTTCTTCAAGGAAATCAAGTTGTAACAGTTACAACTATTCAAGACCATGGATTACAACCAGGCGCAAAGGTATTAATTGAAGGCGTTACAACAACTGGATCATACAATCCTTGGAATGGAACATTTACCGTTACTCAAGTAACTGGAATTAACTCTTTCCAATATGTAATGAATTTAACTCAAAATCTTGGATCACAAGATCAATATCCAGGCGGTATTGATGTAAAGGCTACAGTAGTATTTTGGACTGGAGCAGCAACACGTTGCGGTATGTTTACAGACCAAAGCGGATTCTTCTTTGAATATGATGGACAATATATGTATGCAGTTCGTCGTTTCTCAAAGAAAGAACTATTTGGAAAGGTTGCTGTAACTCAGTATTCAAATACAGTCACAGGTTCTGGAACAAGATTCCGTAAGCAATTAGTTGTTGGACAACAAGTTGTTATTAAAGGTGCAAACTATACTGTTATTGAAATTAACAGCGATACAGTTATGAAGATTTCTCCAGCATACAAGGGAACATCTAACTCAACATCAAGATATGTATTAACTCAAGAAATTCGTGTCCCACAAACACAGTGGAACGTTGATAAGATGGACGGAACTGGACCATCTGGATACACACTAGATCCTACAAAGATGCAGATGGCATATATTGACTATACTTGGTATGGTGCAGGATTTATTCGTTTTGGATTCCGTGCAACAGAAGGAAATATCCTTTATGCACACAAGATGGCTAACAACAATATTAATACAGAAGCATACATGCGTTCTGGTAACCTTCCAGCCCGCTATGAGGCAATTAACTCACCATTCTTTAACTCAGTGTTAAAGTCAGGCGGTTCAGGAATTGTTGGTTCTACATTAAACCCATCAGAAATCTTAATGTATGTTTCTACAACACAATATTGGCCTGCACAAGGCTATCTAAGAATTGCAGATGATCAAAATGTTGAACTTTGCTCGTATACAATTACAGATTACACATATAATTCAACAGCACAGGGATATCCAGTAAATATTAATCGTCGTCAACCAATGACAACATATATTTCTGGTGTCGCAACATCAATGACTGGAACATCATCATCTGTTTCGTTTATTCCAGATGCTACCATTCAAAATGGTACAGGTACTGCTCAAGTTTCTGTACAAACAATTACACAGCAATGTGCTCCAGTTATTTCACACTGGGGTTCATCAGTAATTATGGATGGAAGATTTGATGATGATAAGAACTTTATCTTTACCGCTGGTATGCAGAGATTCTTGCAGGTTGCGGGTTCAGGATCTGTAACGGCATCAGTTGCTTCTAAATCAGCAACAGGCGGAGTTGCAACATTAACAACCAATGGTAACCACACAGTTCAGGCTGGTTATAATATGACAGTATCTGGTGTTAATACGGTTGCATCAATTGTTTCTAAGGCTATTACATCAACTGTTGCTACTTTAACAACATCTGGTGCTCACAACTTGTATCCAGGACAAACAGTAACTATTGCAGGTGTTGATACAACATTTAATGGAACATATACTATTGTTGCAACACCTACAGGTACAACATTTACTTATAATAAAGCAGCACTTAACGTTGTAACTACAGCATGTAGTGGAACTGTAACTGAATCTACTACATTTAATGGTACATTTAACGTTACATCTGTTACTGCAAATACAATTACATATTCAATTTCAAATACTACAACAATTACATCATCAATTGTTACTCCAAATGGAACTGTTATTCAGTCATTTGGTACAACAGCAGTACCACGTCCTCTAATTTCAATTAGAATTGCACCTTCAGCAGATAACGGTATTGGACGTAATTATGGTATTCGTGAAATTATTAATACCATGCAGTTGCAATTATCATCTATTGGTATCTTGGCATCTGGTACATTCTTGATTCAAGGATTCTTCAATCCCGCTTCATTCCCAACAGGCGTAAATATTCCTTCAGATTGGGAACTGCAGCGTGTTGGCGGTGGATCTCTTGCACAAGTTATTTATCACGATGGTACAGGAACTTCTGGTGTAACTGTAACCAACCCAGTAACAACATTTACTGGTGGAGATCAGGCATTTGCATTCTATACCGATAACGGTGGTGGAACTAACTTATCAGCAACCAACTTTGATCTTTCTAAGGTTAGAGATTTGGGCGGATCAATTCTTTCTGGAAATGGTAATGCTACTGCTCCAGGATTCCCTAATGGTCCAGATATCCTTACAATTGTTGCAACAAACCTTGGTTTGACAACAGCAAACATTTCAGCCCGTCTTTCATGGACAGAAGCACAAGCATAATAGGAGAATAAATGGCAGACTATACAGCACTTGGAAGTCAAACCGCAACTATACAAAGCAAAATTGATGCTTTAGCGGGCAGTACTTTAACAGCAACAGATTTACTATACCTTTCTGAGGCGTTAGTATTATTAGGAACTTCTTTAGGTGTTAACGATGTAGTTGGTGCTACAAATGCAGCAGTTGCCTCATTAAATGTTGCAAAGGGTTCTATTATTTCTGTTGTTAATGGTACGGCAAATGGATCTGCAGTAACAAGCCTAACATCTCAATATTCTGTTAATAATACTCTTCTTAACAATTTAATTCCACGTGTTACTTCTTTAGAAGCGTCATCATCTTCTCAAAATTCTGCAATTGCTACAGCATCTGCTCAAGCAGCAGCAGCATCATATAATGCATGGAAGATTGTTAATACAACTGGATCAACATTAGCAGTTGCAAAAGATAGAATATTTGTTGTACCAGTAACTGGATTAATTATTACTCTTCCAGCAGGACCAAATTTGGGAGATGAAATTCTTATTGTAGATGCTGCAGGAACTGCAGGAACAACAAACTTTACTGTCGCTAGAAATGGTTCTTTAATTATGGGAACATCAACAGATTTAATTTTTAACGTAAGTAACAAATCAGTACGTTTGGTTTATTCTAACGCTACTTATGGATGGAGAATGGTATAAATGCCTAATTTAAGTGATTACACAGGACTTCCAGCAAACTCTGGATTAACAACACCAAATTTAACTGGTGCAAAAGCAGATGTGATTTATGACACAAATGCTACCAACTATAGTGGTTTTAAATTTAACACCACATCTGGAAGAAACAATCTTGTATTTCAGGATACAGTAAATAACTCAACTTGGGAATTTGAAGAAGATGGTGGAGTTTGGACACCAATCAATAGAACAAAAGTAACTTATTATGCAACAGGTGCTGATCAAACATTTAACGTACCCGCAACCAACTCTTGGGTGTTTGTAAAAGTTTGGGGTGCAGGTGGAGGACCAGGACGTCCAAATGGCTGGTCTTATGGTGCAATGGGCGGTGGCGGTGGTCACTCAAGAGGATTGGTTCCAGTTACACCAAGTGGTGCTTTAACTGTTAAATGCGGAATTGGTGGGGCAACTGCAATTTATCAAACAAATTATGGTGGCGGTGTTGGGGCAGTAAATACCTCAGATACTGGATATTGCGGTCAAGGCGGAGGTTATAGTGGAGTTTTTATTGGCTCTACACCTTATTTAATTGCAGGCGGAGGCGGAGGCGGAGGATCAACAAGAGCATGGTCTGACGGAAATATTGGCGGTGCTGGCGGAGGATTAGTTGGTCAAAAAGGTGGTTCACCATATGACGCAAAGCAACAATATGGTGGTGGTGGAGGAACGCAGTCCGCTGGTGGATATAATGCAACTTCTGGATCTGCACCATATATCGGTACTCAGTATTTAGGTGGAACTGCGGGCACAAACTCATACGGCGGTGGCGGTGGCGGTGGTTGGTATGGTGGAGGTGGCGGAACCTATTCTGAATCTAACTCTATGTGCGGTGGCGGTGGAGGATCTGGATACGTAAACTCTGCAGTAAAATTTGGTGGCACATATAGTGGTTCTTCAAGATTTCCTGGTTATGTAGAAGATAATGATTTACCAAAAACAACATATAATTCAAGAAGTACTTGGATTGATAATTATGCTCATGGCGGATTAAATATTCAAAACAACGTAGGTACTGGAACACAAATGGGTGGAGACGGAGTTGTAGTAATTTACTACTAAGGAGATATTATGTTTTATGTTTATTTTAATAGCAAAGGTGTTCAAGAAGCAGTAATTGAACAAGATATTGCACCAGCAGAAGGTTGGGTAGCAGTTGATGGTCATAATGGATCAGACCGCTATAAACTAGTTAATGGTCAACCAGTTGTAATGACACAACAAGAAGTTGATGATTATCATCATGAATTAACAATGTTCATGGTTGGTGAAAGATTAAGAAAAGAAAGATCAGATGCATTAACAGAATCAGATTGGACACAAATGCCAGATTCTCCCTTAACAGATGCACAAAAAAAGGCTTGGCAAGATTATCGTCAAAAATTGCGTGATCTTCCAGAAACATTGGGGTCAGACTATCAGTTTGAACTTCCAGAAAAACCGCAATAATAAACATTGTGGTATACTAGACGAGAGGTGGTCAAGAAATGGCAGATTATTCAACACTGGGTACAGAAGTAACCCTAGTAAAAAGCAAAATTGATGCTTTGCAAAGCACTACACTTGGAGCACAAGATGTAGTATTCCTTGCAAAGGCGTTGGAGGCTCTAGGTAATCTCTTGGGTATCAATGATATTCTTGGTGCCACCAATACAGCAATTACAAATGTAACAAATGCAGCATCTGGACAAGTTAACTTAATTAACACTACTGGTGCTACTCAGATCGCTGCCGTAAATACGGCGGGAACAGCAACAATCGCTGCAGCACAACTTGCTGTAAGTAACTACACATTATACGTGAATATGGGAGTGATTTAATAAATGGCAACAGTAAGTTTACCATCAAGATTTTATGCTGGAACACCAACAGGTTCTTTCGCAGCAGTTTACACATGTCCAGCAGGAGAATCTGATGTTATTACATCGGTAACAATCTCCAATAATACGGACGTAGCACAACAGGCATCAATGACAGTTGCAGGAATTTCTTTCTACAACAACCTTGATTTGGCACCACGTGCCTTAGTTGTTCTTGATTTTAAGCAGGTTTTAAATGCTGGTGAAGGTATTCAGTTAAAGACTGGAAACACAGGAACTTGCACAGTATTTATTTCTGGCGTTAAGATCACATCTTAATTTAATTTTACAAATTTAAAGGAGTAACAAATGGCTGTAGCAAATAGTACTACACAATTAATGATCCCAGGTTTGGATGCAAGCATTCAAACTAATCTAAATACAGTTTTAAATAGCAATGCAACAGTTGCTGCTATTCAAACAAATTTAAATAATGCTGGTTCTACTACCAGTTTAAATACAGCAATTACTAACGCATCTACAGCCATTGCAACACTTCCTTCAAGAGAACCATACCCTAACTGGGGAATTTGGTCAAATTATGGTAACTCGCCAAGAGGAACTATCTATAACAGTGATAATCAAAAGTTATATCAGTTCTATCAAGATACAAACTCAGAAATGTATGCAAACTGGACTGGATATAATTATACAAATAGCAATATTGGTTCAAATGGTTGGACAAACTATTGGATGGGCGCAACACCATTTTATCAAGCAGATGGCCACTGGTTCCAAAATGTAGCACAAGGCTATGCAAACTATTGTGGAAAAAATCCTGATGCTGCAGAATCATGGTTCCCATTCTGGGGAGTAATTGTTGGAAAGTCTGGAGTACGTCAAAAGTTTTCTTTATACTCTAACGGATCAACATTGGGTGTTGGATATCGTGGAATTTATAACGCTAATGCTGAACAGATTAACCTAAACAACACAACATTTTCAACTTGGTATGGCGGTACTAACTATGGTATGGCTGGATACAATGATAGAACAAACACACTTGTTGTTATTGAAGCAAAAGATGGCTCTAACAACTATCGTATGCATGTATGGGTAAATACTTCTGTATCATTAAACTCTTCAAACTATTTAACTGGAACATTGTATAACTTTGTTTCACAGGCTAAATTAGGCGGGTCAGGCAAGTCTTACAACTATTATGATTTTGCTTGGAATTTTAACTCATCAGCAAACTATAACGAATCACGTTATCGTATGCGTGTAATTGTAGGAGACAATAACGTAATTGGTCTTTCAAGAATGGTTCCTTCTAACCAAACACAGTATGCAACATACACATTGTCATCATCAACCTTGACAAACCAGACACAAATTGGTTTAACAACTTCTTATGGAATTGATAATGGAAACAAGTACGGAATGCGTCACAACATTACTTGGGATAATCAGTGGGTAGCAGCATATAGCCATTATTACTATTATGGATCTGGAATAAATGTTCACTTTATTAACACCGCAGATCCAAGAACGTCTTTTGTTGGTCAAAATGGTGATACAAACAATGGTTGCCAGTTAATACCTTATAAGTCAAATAAATTTATTTTTAACCGTTCTGTTGAAAATACAGACGGAAATATTGGAATGAGATTGTACATAGTTGACCCAGATGGGGCAAGCAGATTTGGAAAGCAGTATAGTAATGCTTCTATTTCAAATACTGGTACAATTAACCTAACAGCAAGTCAGATGAACGGTACATTTGATACTTATTACACAAGCACAAATTACTGCAGCATTATGCCAGTACCACATTGGAGGATGGGAATATAATGAAAATTAGTTTTTCACAATACGGAGGGGCTTGGATTCACGAAGATGGAGAATATGATCTTCCAGTCGAATCTACATTACCTCATAGATTTGAATTAGTAGACGGTAAGGTTGTTGATAAATACAACGGCGTTACTGATGATGAAGTAAAGTTAAAGGATCATGAAGATGCGGTTAAAGCAGCACTTAATGCTGTTGATCACGAAGATAAGCCAGCACCTTTGACACCACCACCACCGCTAGGATGGGTTGCACCAGAAGACCATGTTAATGGTGAGAATGTTCCAGTAGCAACACTAAAGAATTTGGTTTGGGAGGCGTAAATACAAATGGGTATTACATCAACTCCAGCAAATATCGTTCCAGCACTTTGGACTTATACATATTTACAAGCACCAATTAATGGTCAAGGAAATCAGTACTTTAATATTCCTTCTGCCTATACAGCAAAAGGTTCTGTTTCTTCAGGTACAGTAACTTGCGATCTTTCAACAGCAAATATTTTTTCGGTTACGGCTACAGGAAATATTACACTTGCATTTTCTAACATTGCAGCAACTGCAAACACAGCGCAGTTCTGGCAGTTGGAAATTAAAGGTGGAGGAGCATATACAATATCTTGGCCCGCAGCAGTTGTATGGGACGGCGGAGGATCTTCAAATACCCCACCAGTACTTTCACTTAATACAACAGTATTAAACTTCTACACAAGAAATAATGGAACAACAATTTACGGATCATACGCTTTTTCTGATCTAAATATCTAGGAGATTATATAAATGGCAATTAGCACCAGTAGTACACAAATAGCATTACCTGGGTTTGATACAACTCAGCAAACTAATATGAACGTAGCATTAAATTCAAATACTACGATGCTAAACCTTTTGACAAGTTCTTTTTCTGCTACAAATTTAACAACTCAAATTACAAATGTTAATGCAGTAACTACTCAAGTAGCAACATTACCTCAAGTTGAAGCATTGCCAACAATTATGACATTTTCTAATTATCAGAATACACCAGGATACATGTGTTATGATTCTGATTTGCAACCAATTCATGGTGCAGCATTATCAACAAATACAGAAATTGCTCAAGGATACACTGGTCAAAATTATACAACAGGTAACTTTGGTTCATCTGGAGTAACAAACTATTGGGTCTCTGCAACACCATTTCATCAATCAGACGGATCATGGCTTGTTAATCTTCCAGGATATGCAGCAGACTACGACATGCCTTATGGTGTTAATCAAGATCAAGTTGCATCAATTTATGCTCGTTATGGAGTAGTAGTTGGAAACTACGGAGTTCGCCAAAAGTTCTCACTTTATTTTTCAGATGCTAACGTAGGAATGGCACCAAGAGGTGCAAATAACCTTAATGATTATGTTAATATTAATAACACAACTTATGCTACATGGTATGGTGGAAATGGTTATGGTCAAATTGGTTATAGTCAAAGAACAAGAACTCTTGTAGCACTTGAATCAAAGGATTCAGCAAACAATTATCGTTTGCACATTTGGAGAAATACTAATGCTAACAGAGATTTAAATGATTACAACGCATCTGTTGGAATTTTGCATGCATTTATGTCTGAAGCAAAAGCAGCAGCAACACCTACATCAACATTTATGACTGCAACAACAGCAGTTGGATACACATATCAAGATTTTCAATGGCAACAGGCAAATTCACAAAACTACACAGAATCAAGATATCGTGCACGTGTAATTCCTTGTGATAATGGAACAATTGCAATCTACCGTTGGGTCCCTTCAAATCAGGCTCATATGGCAGTATTTACTGCAACGCCACAAACATTAGGTTCGGCTGGAACATTAAATACATCATTTACAACACAGGCTCCAACAACAACATATGGAATTGATAACGGAAACCAGTATGGACACCGTTCAATGATGACCTGGAACAATTATTGGATTGCATGCTATGCGCCATATTATTATTATGGATGCGGTGTACAAGTTCACTTTATTAATACACAAGACCCAACAAAGTATTTCTTGGGTAACAACAACGACACTTCAAACGGTGGACAGTTGATGCCATTTAAGGAAGGTAAGTTTATCTTCAATCAATCAATACAAAATGCAGACGGTAACGTTGGAATGAGATTATGGCATATTGATCTTGATGGTTGGTCATCTAATTTAAGATATTATGATGGCTCTGCAATATCATATGGTCAAAACATTTCTTTGACAAACTGGTCCACACTAACATACTCATTTGATACTAGATATACATCTACTAACTATCCAACACTAGCAGTATCAAATCACTGGACGAATGGATAGCCTATGTACTATGCTACTATTAAGGATGCAAAAGTAGATAAATTTGGTAAACTTGAGGAAATCTTTCCTAATGTTGCCTTTCCGCTATCTGGACCAAATAATGATTTTATTAAAGAAAATGGTCTTGAAGAAGTTATTCAATACCTTGAGCATGACGAAACAAAGCAACATATTGTATACTGCGACCCTTATATTAAAGATGCAAAAGTTTATTGTGTAGAACTAGTTGATATGACAAAAGAAGAAATTGCTGCTCGTAAGGCTGCATTAAAAGATTTTGATAAAATGACTGCGGGGTTCAAAGATGCTAAGTAATCAAAGATCAATATATAAAAGAAATAGATATACTCAAGTTGGACTTCAAATTTGGTTATCTGCTGATGCAGTTCAAACAATTACAACAACTGGTGTAAACCTTGTTTCTCAATGGAAAGATAGAACAACAAATTTAAGACACTTTACTCAAGCAACAGATGCTAACAAGCCATTGTTTGTTTCAAATGCAATCAATTCTTTACCCGCAATTAGATTTAACGGAACTTCTTCTTTCTTAAACTTTTCAGATCAAACACTTTCATTCTTAAACTCTTCTTCATTTACAATCTATTATGTTGCAACAAAAACAGCAGGTGCCTCTAACCAATATGTAATTGGTGGGCAAGGAGCAGGAACCAGAAACAACCTTTCTGCTGGTTATCTTTCAACAAATACCTACAAGGTAGGTTTTGGAGCAGATGATACAAATGCTGTAGTACCAGTTAAAACTGCGGGAGCACCCGAGTTATACGGCATTACATATAGCAACGTAGATAACTCCCGTGTTATTAGAAGAAATGGCGTTGTAGTGGGCTTAGGAGCCTCAAATGGGTCACTTACTGGTATGTCTGGTCAAACACTAGGAAGATATTTAACCAACTATGGTCAATTTGACCTGGGCGAACTTCTTGTGTATAATCGTGTTTTAACAGCATATGAATTACAACAGATTGAGCGTGACCTGTTATCAAAATGGTCAATTACTTAATAGGAGGAACACGTGGCATATTCACCAACCAGATTTGCTGGTCCAACAGCGATACCATCTGTTCCAACTAATTTAGTAACATTTAGTTCTGCAGCAATGGTAAAGCAAATTATTGTTACCAATGTTACAAGTGGACTTTTAACTTTTTCAATTTATTTAATTCCAAATGGTGCACAAGTTGGAAACAACTCTAACAAGTTATATGGAGATTATCAAATTCAAGGAAATACAACTTTAAACTTTAACTTATCATTAGTTTGCGCTTCAGGCGAATCAATTTATGCCGTAGCAAACGTTCCAAATTCCATTAATATGGTTATCAATGGCGTAACGGCATAATGATAACATGGCACAAACTTCATATGTAATTTCTTACCACGCAAATGGTGGAACAGGATCAATGCCAAATCAAATTGGTTCTGCTGATGCTGGAAGTCAAATACAGTTAAATACAAATCAATTTACAAGAAATAATTATTTTTTTGCGGGATGGTCAACAGATCCATACGCAAACTTTAATCCACAAGTAGGTCAATACTTTACCGATGCAGCACTTGTTACTTTAAGTGGTAATAGTGAAATTGGTCTTTATGCAATATGGGTAACGTCAGATTCTCTTCAACTTATACATGAATTAAACTTGGGTAATCCATCAACAGATTTAGAGGGTGATGCTGATGTTACTCAAAATTTACCAACATTTAATGCAGCACTTGGTCAAATTGCATATTACACAAACCTATATAATACATATATTGCACAGGCAAATTCAGCAACAGATGCAATTACAAAAGCACAATATACAAGTGCAGCATACTATTCTTTAAAGTCTGCAATTTATACAGATCAAAATATTATTGCATTTAATACAACAAGTGCACAACCAATTGATCCAATGAATACAAGTAACAATATTATTGGGCAGTTACAAAATGTTCAAACAGCAATTACTACAAGTTTAAGTAGAAAAGCAAATATTAATGTAACTGCAGTTAATCCAGCATCAAATATTTATTTTACTAATTCTTCATATCAAACACAAAAGCCAACAGATGTAACTTATTATTTAAATCCAGTTGCTGTTCAAAACTTTGGTTTGCAAGTTCAAGTAAATTGGCTTGCCATACCTGGCACAGTATATTATCAAGTTCAAATGGTGGATTCAAAAAATAAATCTTATGTATCAGCAACATTTGGATTGCAAACTAATGTGGTTGCATCATATCCAGGATCAGCATCAATTACAGTAACAGCATTTGGAGCGGGCGGATCAGTTATTGCTTCTCAAGCAACAACAATAAATGTAGTTGGCCCATTAAAGACAATACCTAATTTGGTTGGGTTGTCATATTCATCAGCATATGGAACACTTAACTCTATTGGTTTATCAGTAACAACATCTACAACTACCTCAACTGATACAAAATATCAATCATATAATACAAATGGTGGATATGTATTTTCTCAAGATCCCGTACCTGGTCAATATTATGGTCTTAACTCGGTTTCTCTTTCTTTAATTATTTATGCACAACAAACAACAACTGTTCCAAATATTGTTGGTTTAACAGTGTCAAATGCACAGGTAGCATTAGCAAACGCAAGCCTTACCTTGGGTGCTGGAACTATAGTTACAACAACCAATCAATCTATTGATAATCAAGTTATTACTCAGTCAGTACCATCTGGAACAAACGTTGTTGGCGGATCAGCAATTAATTATTCTTATTATGTATATCAAGCAGCATCTGTATCTCCAGTAGGCGTTGCTCCAGTAGGAGTTTCTCCTGTTGGCGTATCCCCTGTTGGCGTATCTCCTGTTGGTGTATCACCAGTTGGTGTGTCTCCAGTAGGTGTTTCACCCGTTGGCGTGTCTCCTGCACCCTCAACTACACCATATGTTGCGTTAGGATATACTGATACTGGTAATGAAATTCAATTACAGTGGAGTAATGCTGGTCAAGCACCAATTACTGCAACTAGTTTTTATGGAACCCTAGCAGGATATGTAGATACAGTTTCTGCTGGCCCTACAGGAGGAACAGCATTTTTACACTCACCTTATGGAGTAAGTGGAACAATTGGTGTTATAGTTCAAACAGATTATGGCGTTGCAACAAGTAATCTTGTTTCTTATACAAATTATCATGGATCTCCTCCAGGCGGTGGCGGAGTTACCCCAGTTGGTGTATCACCAGTTGGTGTATCACCAGTTGGTGTGTCGCCAGTAGGTGTTTCGCCTGTGGGCGTGTCCCCAGTTGGCGTCTCACCAGTATTCCCAGTAAGTACTTTCCCAGGTGGCGTTCCAGTATCACCAGTTGGCGTGTCTCCAGTAGGTGTTTCGCCCGTAGGTGTTTCACCAGTGGGCGTTTCTCCCGTATTTCCAGTAAGTACTTTCCCAGGTAGCGTTCCAGTATCACCAGTGGGAGTATCTCCAGTGGGTGTTATTCCAGTAGGGGGTGTTGTTCCAGTATTTCCTGTAGGTGGTGTATCACCAGTTGGTGTTTCTCCAGTTGGCGTTATCCCAGTCGGAGGTGTCTCTCCAGTTGGTGTTGTGCCAGTTGGCGGTGGTGGAGGATGTCTTGTTTATGACACTAAGGTTTCACTAGCAAATGGTGATTTTATAAATATTCAAGATTTAACAGTTGGTCAAAAAGTTAAATCTGCCGTAATTCCTAATTATCCAAATGGTGAAAATATAGTTCTTTGGTATCCAGCCAGTGCTTGGTCATTAGATGAGCCATTCAATACAACTATTGAAGAAACTACAGTAACAAATGTAAGACACATTGTTGAAGACCATTATTATTTAATTAATGATAGAATTAAAGTAACAAAAGAGCACTTTATTTTTGCAGGTGTTGATAAGGTTTGGCAATTTGTTCAAGCAAAAGATATAAAAGTTGGAAACTTTATTTTTGGACTAGATAATGAACAAGAAGAAATAGTTTCTGTAGAAAAATTTAATAAAATGGTTATGGTGGTAGATATTGACGTGGAACCTAATGATTTATTCTATGCAGAAAATATAGTTGTGCACAACGCTAAGGCAATTTAATGGAAAAAATATTAATAACTTTATTATCATACAGAGAAAGAGATCTTTTAATTACCGTGCAAACAGCATGGGAAAACGCAAAACATCCAGAAAGATTAATTTTTTCTATTGTTTCAGAGCAATCATCGGATGATTTACATCCAGATTTAAGTTTTATACCAGAAGATCAGTTAATTTATAGAAAATATGATCTTTCGGAATATCGTGGCGTTATGTGGTCTAGAAATAAAACCCTTGACGTAGACATTGAATATGACTATTTTCTTCAAACTTGTGGCGGACACGTTTTGTTTGCTGAAGATTGGGATTCAAATGTAATTGATGGATATAAGCGTTCTATTAAAGCAGCAGGAACAGAAAAAGTTGTATTTGTACTTTGTGGAGTTTTATTTGAATATGATGATGATGGAAACATTATATTTGAGCAGAACCACCCATGGAAAATGGTAAATAGATATCATAAAACACTTAATAAGGGTTATGTTCCAGGATATGGTTTTCCACATTCTCAGCCTTTTGAGGATAAAGAGCCTAAAGAAGCAGTTTACTATCAAGGAAGTTGGGTTTTTTCAACACCACAATATGTTAAAGAAGTTCCAATTGATCCAGATATGAGTTATCATGGAGAAGAAATTTATTTAACTGTTCAATCATGGTGTAGAGGATGGAAATTTTATTCTTGCGACATTCCCTTATATGCACATAATTCTGAAAAAAAATATGCAAGAGAAGAAAAAAGTAGAATTATTACCCATAGACCATGGGCAGATAATCATAAAGAAAAATTTTGGCAACAATCAAAAGAATCAATGATTAAATTAAATCTTTTATTATCTGGTAATTTGGGTGGAATTTATGGCGGGATTACAAGAGAGCAAGTTCTTGAATATTGCGAGTTCAGTGGTCTAGATCCAATTTTTACCATATACAACCCTAATCATGATAAAATAGATTTATATCAACACGGAAAAAACATTAAAGAAGACCCACCAGTAAATGTGGATTTTTAATATGGAGGGCTAATGTCTTATAAGAATAGAGTGCTATCGGATAGGCCCCTAGGTTATTGGAGGCTTAGAAGTTATGGAATTTGGGATGAAACATTAACCAATAATGGATCTGTAATAGGTGGATCAGCACCGCTATTTACAGATGTTCTTTCTATAACATCAAATTCTTTTTCGGATACAGAAATTAGCGGTTGCTACATGACAACCTCATCCGCTTTTAGCATCAACAATAATTATAATTTTTTTACAAAAGGTTTTGAAAATTCAACTTTTGGTATAGAATTTTGGTTAAAGTTAGAGTCAAATCCAGCAACAAAAACAACAATTTTTTCAGCATTAAATCAATCTGGTACATCAATTGCTTCAATTTATGTACAGGCAGATAGCATTTATTTTGATCTTGGCACGGGAGTTACAAAAAAGCAAGTAATTACTTGGTCTAATCCAGTTCATGTATTTGCTTCTTATAAAGAAAAAACTATAGAGATTTTTGTTAATGGACTTTCTGATGAGTCTATTAAACTTAATAATACTTTTGCTTTTATTGCAACATCAGGGAGTTTTCAAGTAGGACCAGCATCAACCAGTTCAACCTATATCCTTAATGATCTTGCTTTTTATTCAAAAAAACTATCTTTAAATGAAATAAGATCTCATATGGTATGGGCAAATAGAGATAGCGATCCAGATTCCTATGTAAGCCAAGGAAGTGCTTATGGCTTCACGTTAGCAAATAAAAACTCTATGTTTGCCTACAGAGAAATTTTTGGAACAAAAGATGCTTACGATAAAGGTTATTATAATAATCTTATTTCAGATGGCTCAGGTCTTACATTTACTAAAACTACATCTTCACAAGTTGGATATGGTGAGTGGACATACAATCTTCCAATTAATGAATATGTTGGTTTTGTTGGATCAGACATAAGTTGGAGCACGGGTTCTCCAGAAGGATCTGTTACTAATTCAAAGTACATCAATGTTCTTGCCTCTTATGACAATGGATTAACATATCAACAAGTTTTTAATAATCAAGTTGTTCCTCAATTTTTAACGACTGCCTCTTCTCTCGCATCTGCAAACCTTATGGTTAAAGTGCAAATTTACTCTCCAGATACGTCGTTAACAAATCAACCAAGAATAGATAACTTATCTATAGGTGTTTATAAAAATCTAGATATAATTTCAGATACTGGAAATTTTGTTATTTCTCAAACTGGAACTGGTACTTATAATATACAAAAAGATAAAAAAAGTATTCTTGCAAGATCTAAAAACTTTGGCATTGTATTTAAAAGCCAAGAAAATGGCGGTTCACCAGGAAAGGCTATAATTTCTTCAACCGTAAATCAATACCAATCTCTAGAGTTTTGGTTTAGATATAACTCAATATCTGGCTCTTCAGCCATATGTAATGGTGTTTATATAGATGGAACTACAAAAATGGTAAAAAGCAATTTGCCATCAGGAGGAAAGGTGTACATTAATGGTGTAGATTGTACTTCAGGTACAAAAGTATTGGATACCAGACATACATATCACATCATGGTGGTTTGGCCTTCTGCTCAAAACTCACCCATTTATTTAAATTATAATAGTACTTATTCTCCTCTTGACTCAATATTTGGGTATGTAAATATCTATCCAAATCAACTTTCAAGTACACAAGTTCAAACAAGATACCTATCTTATTTGTGTATTAATTCGGCATATGTTTATGATGGATCTACTTCGCTGGGTTCACTTTTGGAATATGCAGGTACATCTTCTCAAATAAATGGCGGGCAACCGATCATTTCTGTTGAAAGAGTAATGTAAAATAGCATTGCTGTGTACATTTTTTAGGCTTTAACTAGTAGAAATGGTATTATAACGATATGGGAAAAATGAAGATTACTCCAATTGATGAAGTTAATTGGGGCATGTATATGTGGCAGATGCCAGACGAAACTCTTGTTATGGATGAGGAAGGTGCTTATTTAAGCATTCCATCTATGAAGGGTGATATTTCTCAAATCAAGAAGTTAAAAGATGCTGCAAAGCATTATGGGCTTGAAGAAGGTAAGCCATTATTTTTTGCTGGTCACCGACCAGTTACAGATGAAGAACTTGCAGAGCAAAGATCAAGAGCATCATTAGGGCTAGTGCCAGATCCACAAGATCTACCAGCAATGATGGAATATGTTAAGGAAATGAAGGAGACTGGAATTGCCTAATGTAACGATTATGGATGATGAAGACGACAACCAAGTACAGGTTATGTCTAATGTAGATTTTGGTATGAATGGGTCTGTATCAGATTCTTTTGAAGACCCCTTTAGCAAATCTTGGGATGAAATTAAAAAGATGGAAGGTCTTAACCCAAACCTACGTCGTCAAGCGGGAAGACTAGAAAAAGCCTTTACAGGTGAAGGTGATGCAAAGTCTAAGAAACTTGACCCACTTGATCTTACAGGATACTCATTATTCCAGATTGTTCAGCCTCCATACAACATGCTTTATCTTTCACAGTTATATGATGTATCTCCATACCACCACTCAGCAGTTAATGCTAAGGTTGCAAACGTAATCGGACTTGGATATAAGTTTGAAGAAACATTTAAGGTAACTCAAAAAGTTCAAGCAGTTATTGATAATCCAAAGAGCCTAGATAAACTTCGCACCAAGATTGAAGCAGCAAAAGTAGAGTTAAGAGATTATCTTGAATCAATGAATTCAGATGATTCTTTCCTTGAAACAATGAAAAAAGTTTATACAGACCTAGAGTCTACAGGAAATGCTTATCTTGAAGTTGGTAGAACATCAGCGGGCAAAATTGGCTATATTGGACATATTCCTACAACCACTATGCGTATCCGTCGTCACCGTGATGGGTTTGTTCAAGTTGTTTATAACCGCTACACATTCTTTAGAAATTTTGGAGACACAGAAACTCCTGATCAAATTGGAACAGATCCACAACCAAACGAAGTAATTCACTTTAAAAAGTTTACTCCATCAAACACATATTATGGCGTTCCAGACATTTTGTCTGCAAAGAATGCAGTTGCAGGCGATGAATTTGCACAACGTTTTAACTTAGATTACTTTGAAAATAAGGCTGTACCTCGCTATATTATTACTGTTAAAGGTGCAAAGTTAACTGCTGATTCAGAACGCAAACTTCTTGAATTCTTCCAGACAGGACTTAAAGGACGTAACCATAGAACTTTGTATATCCCTCTTCCTTCAGACGGGGAAAACGGGCGTGTAGAGTTTAATATGGCCCCTGTAGAGGCAGGCATTCAAGATTCTTCATTCCACCAGTATTCAGTAGAGAATAGAGATCGTATCCTTATTGCTCACCGTGTTCCAATTTCTAAAATTGGTATGCCTGCAGACGTATCATTGGCTAACGCTAAAGATGCGGACAAGACATTTAAAGAGCAGGTATGTCGTCCAATGCAAGAGGAATTAGAGCACAAATTAAACTTTATTGTTAAAGAATTTACCGATGCTTTCGTGATTAGATTTAATGAACTTGCACTTACAGATGAAGAAACTCAATCAAGAATTGATGCCTCATATTTGGTTAACAAGGTCATTCTTCCAAATGAAGTTCGTGCTCAAAAGGGCTTGGCCCCAATTGAGGGTGGGGATGTTCCACTTGAACTTAAGCCACAGGATGCATCTGAAAAGATAACCGATGGAAAGGGTACAAGAAGTCGGGATCAAGAAAGAACAGTAAACACTTCAGACAAGAGTGGGACTGCCAGAAATGCACAAGGAGAAGGAAGAAAACAACAATAAAATTAACTGTAAATTATGAGTTAATCATAAATGTTGGTATTATTTAACTACATATGGAACTACAAAAAACGTATTGGCAAAACAGCGAGTCATCAATGGCATTGTCATTTCCTATTACCAAGGTAAACAAGGAAAAGAGAACAGTGTCAGGCTTTGCATCTCTTGACAACATTGACCATCATGGAGATGTTGTTACTGCTGAAGCAAGCAAGAGAGCGTTTGAAAACTTTAGAGGCAACATTCGTGAAATGCATGGCCCATCTGCTGTAGGTAAGATGTTATCATTTAAAGAAGATTCTTTCTTTGATCCAAAAACAAATAAAAAGTACAATGGCGTTTATGTAACCGCATATATTTCAAAGGGTGCCCCAGATGCCTGGGAAAAATGTTTGGACGGGACTTACGGAGGATTCTCAATTGGTGGGAATATCAATAATGCAAAGATGGAAAAGTCAGAAGACGGTTCTGGAAAAGAATATCGTGTTATCCACAACTATGATCTTCATGAACTATCACTAGTAGACTCGCCTGCAAATCCATTAGCAAATATTTTTTCTATTCAAAAGATGGCAGAAGGAATCATTACCGAAAATGTTTTTTGGTGCAAGACTGATGAAGTTGCATCAACTGCAACAACAACTGAAAAAAGTTGTGTAATTTGTGATGCACCTATGCAAAATGTTGGATGGGTTGAGCAAGCAGATATTGAAAAGTTTGAATCAATTGAAAAAGTTCTTGATTCTTATTTTCAAAAAGATGATGCTCCTACATCAGCACATGAAGCAACAGAGACTGCTGCTCCTGGAAATGTAATTAATAGCACATCAGCAATTAATCTTTATCCAGATCAAAATAAAGAAAAAAAGGTTTCGCCTATTGACATCAGTAGTGCGATTAAAAAGCATGAAGGAGGTAATGAAATGACAGAAGAAACAAACACAGAAGTAACAGAGGTTACTGAAGTTGAGGCTCCAGTTGCAGATGCTCCAGCAGCAGAAGCAGTAGTTGCTGTTGATGAAACAGCAGTTGCGGGAGGAGAAGCAATCGAAAAGGCTGTTGCTATTTCAGAGGTTGAGGATACACTTGATTTCACAAAGATGGTAACTGACCTTAAGGCCTTCTTCACTGAGTCAATCGAAAAGAATTTATCAACAAGCAATGCTTCGGTTAGCGAAATTGCAAAGATGGTCGAGGAAACTACTTTGTCAGTTACAAAGGCTATTTCAGAATTATCTGAAAAGTATGAGGCACTAAATAAGACAGTTACAGATATGTACGGAAAGATTGAATACGTAGACAACCGTATCAACAATTTCGAATCTGCTACTGCAGTTAAGAAGTCCAGTGATCTTAACGGATCAATGGAGGAAACAAAGATACAAAAAAGTATATGGCAAGGACACTTCCTCGGTGTACAAAGTCTTACAAAATAATCTATAAAAAAATAAGGTGGTGAAATAATAAATGAGTAATGAACTTCTACAAAAAGTAATTGATACAACTAATCTCGGTGCTAATGGTGCTGTAAACGCTTCTGGCGATTCAGCAGCCCTCTCAGGTGTAGGTCTCCTATATCCAGATCAGGCTAACCGTTTCCTAGATTACATGTGGGATGCAACAATCCTCGCAAAGGCTGCTCGTACAATCCGTATGCGTTCAAACACAACCGAAATTGATCGTGTTGCAGTTGGACAACGTATTATGACAGTCGCACAGGAAGATAATCCACGTGACTATGTAAATGCAGGCGGATCACAATTCGCAACTGCTGCTGCTACATTTAACAAGGTTTCTCTAACAACACGCAAGTTGCGTCTTGATTGGGAACTTTCATCTGAGTCTCTCGAAGACAACGTTGAGGGTCCAGACCTAGAGGATCACATTGCACGTCTTATGGCTACCCAGGCTGGTAACGATATCGAGGATGTTCTCATCAACGGTACAGGAACTGGTTCAGGATTGCTATCTGCGTTCAAGGGATTCCGTCAACTCGCATTAGACAACGCACACGTTGTTGATGCACAAGGAGTGGGACTTGACAAGGCTGTTTTCAACCTTGCAATCAAGACCATGCCACGTTAGTATAAGCAACGCCGTTATCTAGTTCGCTTCTTCACAGGATCGTACTTGACACAGGATTACCTATACAACCTAACTGCT